TCATGCCAAGTAACCTTTCCTTCTTTATGAACTGTTACTGTATCAAAAACATTTCTAACTGTTCCCCAACGACCATTGTATGTATTGATGCATCCTTGCATACAATTTGAAACAACATTTTTATCAATGTTATTCATATAACCCTCTCAAAGAAAAAAATATACTTCATATGTATATTAAATTTTCTTAGGAGAGTATGTGTCTTATTTTTTAGTTTTTTTAAAAATCATTCGCATTGATAATTTTGTTTCTTCACTAATCTGTTTTACTGTTTTTGTTTTTCTCATTTCTAATAATTGTTTACAAGAAAATCCTTTAATATCTGGACGTTTATATTGTTCTTTAGTTTTATCTTTTCTTATTGACTTTAAGGTTTTTTTTGATGTTATTTTATTATTAAACATTTTCAATCTATTTTCTATTGCACGCCGAGAACATTTCATAATGCCAGCAATTTTTTCCATAGAAAATCCTTGTTTTCTTAATTCAATAATTTTATTCTCATCTAAATCATCGCGCCATAATGGATGACCTTTTCCTTTACATTTACTTTTGTTTCTAATTGATTCAGGTTGACCACCTCCACCAGGTGTACTATTATAACCATATCGTTTTTGATTACTTTTATAATATTGTACCCATTGTTGTTCTTTAATATTTAATTCATCTATAGTTTTCGCATTATCTATTTCTTCCCATATAAAATTATCAATTCCATATTTAGAAATAGCATTATAAAAATAGTTATTACTATACACATCTTTTCTTTTATTCGCATGACATTTATGTTGTGTTCTACGATATTTAAGTTTTTGTGTTGTTTGACCAATGTAAACTTTATTATTCACAGTATTTGTTGCTTTATATATAATCATACTTTACTCCAATATAATTAATTATACTGTGAACTTTAATAGTTTTTAATGTTTTTTTCTTTCAAAACTTAAAATTTTATCATTTTCTTGTAATTCTATAGCCTGAATATTTAATTTATTTTTTCCTCTCATTACTTCAATTGAATCCGTTTCTACAAATTCTTGTTTTACGTTATTTATATCATATACAACAACTTTTGCTAAATTGCGCTCGTCTTGGAGGAACCTGTCAAAATTCATATTACCTTTCCACAAAGGAAGCAATGGATCAATTCTATGAATGCCAAGTAAAAAAGCAACCAAACTACCTCCAGCAGAACCTCTTCCAACGCCTAAAGGAATATCTTGCGCTTTTGCATAATCTAACATATCAGCAAGAATAAGAAAGTATTCGCAAAAACCATTTTCTTTTATTCGATCAAGTTCTACTTTAACTCTTGAAACATATTCTGGAGAAACAAGTTTTTTGTCTTTCAATGCTTTTTTTACTTTATCTACAAGTGTTTTTTCTGCATTTTGAATTGTTGGAAGTTTGATCGTATTATCAAATTCAACTGGTTCTATTTTATCGCTTATTGAAGTTGTACATTCAATAATCCAATCCAAATCTTCAACAAGCTCTTTATGAATTTTTTTTACTTCTTTTCTTAATTCAACTTCTGATTTAAAATATACCTTGTCTGTTGCAAATGTCCATACTCTTGGAATCTCTTCAACACTTATAACTGTTTCTATTGCTTTGCCTTTTCCAAAGGTATCGCCAACTTTGATATCTTTAGCGATGTATCCTTTTCTAAAAGCATTTTCAGGATCTACTTTTCTACTTTTCTTTTCACCTTTGTTGTTTTCCCATGTAATTTTAATATCTACTTTTCCAACATCAGCTCGAAGTTTTTTATCTTGAATTAACAAAAGATCTTGATGTGTATCAAAAGCTTTTTGAGAAATATAATGGGAGTCCATTCCTATTACAACTTTAACATTTAGTTTTTTTGCTATCTGTAAAGTTAACTTGTTAATCTTTTTTTGTTCATCAATTCCATTCGATTGTACTTCAAGATAAAAATCTTTTCCAAATTCAGAAATCATAATCTTAATAAATTCTTCTGCTTCAATAAGATATTTTTTATTTTTTGTTTGAGCAGCTAATAAAAAAAGATGAGGAATAGTTCCTGCCATACAAGCAGAAGAAATGATTAATCCTCTGTCCCCGTTTGCATCTTTAGGTAATGAAAATAATTCATCATAAGTTACAAGTGGACGATTATAAAAGCCATTAACATAACCATGATTATTTAATTTAATTAAATTCATAAGACCATGATTATTTTTTGCAACAATAACTAAATGTGCATTTGTTTTTTTAGAATCTCTTTCTTCTTGAAGCTGTTTTTTGACATCTCCATCTTTTTCATTTGCTATTAAATTAGAGAGTTCTTTCAAACGAAATTTATTATTATTAAGATATGCTTCTATTCCACAAACTGGTAACCAATCTTGTTTTTTACATTCATTAAGATATTCAATAAGCATTGTAATTGAACCGTGATCTGTTAATGAAACAAGCTCATTAGCATTCTTTGCTTCAGTTACCATATCTTTAATAGTAATCATACCATCTCTAACTGAACCAACAGAATGACAATGCCAACGAATAAACTTAGAGTTTTTCATTTAATGTTCCCCATATAAAACCAATCAAAGTAAAAACAAAAGTATAAGCTATTGGTTTTTTAATCTCAAAAAAATATTCCATACTTATACCAACCGTTATATAAACAACACCAAAAGCAATTGATAAAATTGTTTGTTGTTTTGTCATATTAGCCCCGTATGTCCAAAGCCACCCTCACCTCTATCTGTATCAGCAGAAACATTTCCCGGATGGAGTTCAACATGCTGAAACACAGGCATAAAAACAATCTGACAAATTTTATGATTTGCCTCAATAGTGATGGGAACTGTTGTTGTATTGGTTACAGTACATCCGCATGAACCACGATATGGATTATCTATTGTGCCTATTTCAACATCAAGACCAGCTTTTGATCTTCCACTTTTAGGACGTATCATAGCCTCAACTCCAAGTTTATGTCCATTATCATTTGTCCATATATATTCCGGAAGTTCAAATTTAATTTGTAAATCAATTGTGATACGTTCATGCGGCTGTAATGTTACAGTAACAGGACAATAAATATCATATCCACTGTCGCGGCCATGTGCACGTTCAGGAATTTTAATTTTATTCTTAGCGGCTGAATCTGACTGCTCAAATTTAACTATCATATACTATTTTCCTTTTTTATTCTATTATATATAAAACGCAAATAAATTGTTTACTATCTCCGATATTCAAAGTCTATTTGTTGCGTTTTTGCATTTGGATATGTTATATCGATTCTTTTTACTTCATTCCTATTGATAACAGAATAAAATGGATACTTGTAAAAATATTCTTTAATTTCGACAACTTCATTAAATTTAATTTTTACAAATCTATGTTTATAAAAATCCATTTTAACAATATTGGTTGTAACCACTGAAGGTGCATATAAATCATGATATGTGCAAACGCCAGTCATAATAAATCCAAAAATATAAATAGGAATAAGTTTACTAACAAATTTAGATTCAACCGATATAATTATTCCTACAATGCTACAAATAAAAATTATAAGTCCAGCAAAAAACATATTATTCTCCTGATTTTATTTTTGGATAATATAGCCAAGCTACATCATCTATAACTTGAATTTTTATAATAGTTCCTTTGTCGACCTGCTTAATGCATTCATTTAAATCTTTTACATTGCATTCAACAAGTTGCCATTCTTTTTTTTGTTCATATTCATGAATAATTTTTTGTTTATCATGTTCGTATTTTATACCAACAAATACGCCTAAAAAATACATTATTGTAGATGTAAAAAGTATAATACCAACTATTGCAATCTGTTTATAATTTTCATCTATCTTCATCAACGGGTACCGTCTGTATAATTTTTCCGTTTTGTATTTTTGCTTTTGCTGAACAATTATCACAAGTAAAAAATAAAATATCATTTGAAAAAATTGTCACATCATCTGGCCATTCGTATCTTTTTCCACAAACACAAATATGACCAGCTGGCTGTGGATCTTTACCTTTATAAAAAATTTCCATTATTTTCACCTATTATATTTATATATAAAATAAGTAAACACAACTACAAGAAATATAGATGTGTTTATAAGACTTCCAAAGTAATGATAAAGACTTGAAAATGTCATTCCTAATTCTTTAAAAGCAAATACAATTGATCCAAATCCAAAAAAAGCAAAGAACAATATAGTTGAAGCGAGAATTCCATACATTAATGCTACAATAAATCTTTCCATTTATATTATATCCTTATTATAATTTTTGTAACATCTATGTTACATTGACAATATTTTTTTCATCAATGTAACATAGAGTGTTTTATTAACAGAGTGCGGAAGTTTTGAGTTCTTGTATGCTTCTTCAAACTGAATTGTATCAATTTTTGTTGCTTCTTCTACTATTTGTTCATAAGTATATTTTCCGCTTCTTATGTCAAGCAAAAAAGCCCTATCTTTTCTTTTAACTTGAACTTCTTCACCATTAAGAATTTCTATACCCATTTTTAAAAGTCTAAATGTATGCATAGCATGTTTAGTATCATAACCAAACTTAGTCTCAAGATCATGTCGAACATCATTTCTATTTTTTTTCCAAGTCTGCCACTTGTTATATTCTTCAAGATCTTTCTGAAACTGAATTTTATTAAAGATTAATATTCCTTTATGAATATCCTCAGGTAAATAAGACTCTTGTACTGGAATAAAGTTATTTCCATCTTCAATTTGTGGTTTTACCCCATCGGCAGCAAGCCAAACATTATAAACTTCATCTTTAATTTTTGTAAAAAATAAAAATTTATCTTGTTCAAGCTGTCCTTTATGCATAAAACCGCTATGATCTATAAAATTTAAATAATCTTTTATTACCGGCTTATTTTCAAACATTCCACTATGCTCTTTGTCAAGCCACTTATTATGTCCCTTAATTCTTTTAAGCTGAGATATAGCATATCCAGAATATTTGTATTTTACAAGTTTACTCAACATTTCATTTCTATGCTGTCTTAAAAGCCAATAATCTGAAGTCGAAAATAAGATATCTTCCTCATCAATCCAAAGTAATTCCATCATATTTGGATTCTGTTCGATAATAAGCTGAAGAGCTTTTGATAATGAATAAATTGTTGAATCATTTGTTTCATTAGAAAGCTGTTCAATTTTATCAAGGCCAAGAATCATATCTATATTATCTTTAAAAATTCCTCTTACATCAAGATCAGATGTTTCAGTATCAAGACCATAAGCATGACTTCCGCCAACACAAAGCAGAATCAGATTATTTTTTTACATATTCTTTCTGATATTCATGCTGAGTAAAATCAGCGAAAAAATTTTCAATTTTATGATCTCTATAAAAGATTGTATCTGTATCAAAATCATATTTATTCATTAAACATCCTCTTAACTTCTTCTATAGATTTGGTAGAGAAAATTGACAATACTTTCCAATGCCAATCTTTATTAGGTTTTCTAATATAGAATTGCAATGTTTGTGCTGTTCTTTCCCACTGAATTGTTTCTTCAGGCGCCTTATAAGATGCATCAATTTTATTATTTTCGAGGGCGCATATTATTTGTACTTCAGTTTCTGGAATCACTTTGAGCATTTTATTTATTACTTCTACGCAATTTCTTCTTTCCATTATTTATTCTGTCGCTCTATTAAGTATTTTTATAACTTGATTAATCCAAAAACTATCATTAACAAAAATACCATTAACATTAGTTTCACCGATTTTATCAAGTTCATATTTATCATCATCAAGATGAACAAGAAAATTATTTTCTGCAAGAAATTTTGCTTTATATTCACCACAAGTAAAATGAATTTTCTTAATACCACATTCTTGTGCGACGGCTTCTACATCGTAGTGTTTACATGTAATAGCCGTCGCACCCCAACCATAAACATTTGATCTTGATGTAACCACCCACACATCAAATCCTTTATCAACAAGAAATTTTGCAAAACTTTGCACCCTGGGCTTTGCCAGGGTGCCATCAAAATCAAACGATACTTTTATATGATTATTCATATTTTGCCTTTAGTCTTAAATATAACTCATGTTCTTTTTTTTCTGCTTCTTTTCCTCTTAAGGTTGTGTAACAGGTGCAACAGGTGCATTATCTTGTGCATGTTCACTTCCAATTGCCCAGCCACCCTTAAAATAATGTTCACGAGGCCAAACATCATATGCAAGTTCTTGCATTATAGCTATTTCGTGTTCATCATATCTTGACCAGAGCTCATAAGTGAGAGCATCTTTAAGAGTTTCATTCAACATCATAACTTCACAAATTTGTATAAGTCTTCTTGTTGAAAAGCTTGCGTTACTAAGTTCACCACTTTTAGAAGCTTTGCGAAGAAGCTGAAAATACTGAATCAGCTGTCCTATAAAGACTTCGTCTTTAATAAACTCCGCACAAATCTTGTCTTCGTGCGGCGTATAGTCAAGCTCGAATAGCGACCATCTGTCGAGAAAAGCAGCATTAAGAAAATTAGTTCCTGTAAATGATTGCGAACCATCCCCTCTACCTTTTGTATTTCCTGTTGCAAACAACCTAAAATTTTCGTGCGGGACAATCTCTTCATTTTCATTCTGAGATACAAGAAGAGGGTTTCCTTCAAGCACAGACTGAATAGCACTCAAATGTTCAGGTTGCGCATAATCTATTTCGTCAAGCAATACCCACCAACCATGTTTCATAGCAAGTGGAATTACACCATACACAAACTTTGTGCGTCCGTCTCTAACAACAAAGCGTCCGATCATATGCTGTTCTGTTGTTCCAGTATTAAAATTAATTCGAATAATTTTAGCACCGAAAAGTTTTGCAAGCTTGTCGGCAAGATCAGATTTTCCAGCACCAGTGTCTCCCTGAAAATAAAGGTTGCGACCAAGTGCAAGTCTTGTAACCATGTTGCTAACATTCGATGGAAAATAATATCCATCAAAATATTTTGGAATCTTAATTGTATAGTCAATAGGTTGTGCTACTTCAATTTGTGCTTCAACTTCATGCACAAAATTATTCACTTGCATTGTTTCCTGATGCTGTATATTTTCTCTAACAAGCGCCACAGCTGGAACAGCAACTTCAGACTCAACCACCATCCCCTCTCGGCGAGCCTTAAGAGCCCGAGGAGTTGCTATCATTTCTTCTTGTGAAGGCATCACTCTTGCGGCTCGCCGAGAACGGTTAGTCTTGTTTGTTTTTACACGAGGAATGTTAGAAACATTATCACTTGCATCTTGATCTTTCAAAAATTGTTCAACACCCTTTTTCAAAATATCATTATACATTTCCGTCATAGTAGGAATATAACGAATAGGATACTGTGCTTTTGTTTTCAGATTCGTTACAATAAATCTACGAACAGTAAAAGCCTTATCTTTTTCAATATTATAACTTGATTGCATCAGCAAATCAATAACATCATTAAATGTTCTTTTCATTTGTATAATTTCCTTTTTTAATAACGAGTTAATTGACGAAGTGTAATAACAAACAAAATAATCCAACCAATAAAACTATTCCAAAAAACAAAAGGATAATTAAGTGTTGAATTTTTAAAATCACCAAAATAATAAACAGCTAAAGAAACAACGGGCGCAACAATTTCCAAAAAACATACAAACATCATCATCAGCCACTTAAAATGATGATTAACATTATTTAGCTATTTTCGCGTTTTGTTATTATCAACAGTTTTTTGCGAATTACTTGATATAAGCCGAATATTGTTGTTATTGTCCATTGTTTCCTCTTTATACTATAATTATAGTATTTTTATCTTTTTTTGTCAACCCTCATAAGAATTTTTCAATAATCCAAAAATATTGATTGTGTATTATCACATGTTTTAAATTTATGAATTGAAGTTATTTCTGCTACTCGCGATAAAACATTTTCAAAAGACATTGTTTCATAAGTTCCATCACATTCTTTAACAAGTATTTTATTGCGATCTTTTAAATGATCTAAACACGTAAAGTTTATAAATTCTTTTGAAACAAGATCTTGATTAAGGGTTGTTTCATCGAAGTAAAAAACCTCATTACACTCGATAGCATACTTCAGTAATTCAAAATCAAGACAACCATATCTTAGATTTTCTTGCCACTGATTATAAATATTTGTTGTGTCTGTTAATCCATCTATAAGATGTTCAGTTTTTCCTTCTGTCGGAAATGGACCTCTACCGTGTCTTGTAACATATATTCTTGATATATACTGCATATGTACTTCATTATCATTAAGGGCAGAATTGCGTTTTATTATTTCAACTGCATTTCTTGCAGTTGTATATGCTCTTGTTACATAAGGAAAAAATCCATAATCACGATCAAGAAGCACTCCTTGTGCACCCTCAAAAACATGATTAACAAATCCCATGTTATCATAAACTTCATCTTCAACTGCGATTTTAAAATAAGGATTTTGTGTCATTTGATGTACAGCATAAAGATATTCATTTTCAAATCGTTTTTCAAGACCAGATATATCTATCTTAGATTCATAATATTTTTTTATTTGTTCAAGTTTTATAGCAAGTACACTTGGATAATATAAATCTTTCATATAAAGTTTATATGGAGTTGTTTCCATTCTTTCAAATGTTGCACTTATGCCATGACCAACACTTCCATGTTTGTTTTCACCTCTTGATACTTCAAGAGCTTGATTATATATTACATCATATATAGTTGTAACAGCACATAGCGGATCAAAATAAACAACAGGATTTATAGCCAACGCTTTTAAATCATTCAATTCGCGCATAAAAGCATTTGGATATACAGTACAATAACGTGACCAAAAAGTAGGAGCACCAAGAAAAGAACCAGAACCAAAACTCTGAAATATATGTCTCTTACCTTTATATTCAACAGTATGACCAGCTTGATGTCCACTGCAGTATCTTGTAACCAATATTTTTTTATTGGAATCGGCACAAAGATGATGTGTTATAGAACCTTTTCCCTCATCACCATAATTCAATCCAACTACTATATGTGCTGTCATATTATTTTCCTTTTTTATTTATTGTATTTTTCGTTTTGAAAATATTCATCAACTGCTTTAGTAAGAACAGCTAACGTATCTGCAATTACTTCTCTATTATGCTGATATGCTGATTTCTCAAGTGCTTGCGTTAAATTATTTATTGTATCTAATGCTTTTATAGCCACTTGCGCTGAACTTGATAGCACATTATTTTCCATAATTTATACCTCTCTATAAAAAGAAAATCCTGGTTGCCCAGGATTTTTTAATTAAAGCATACTTGGCGCTGGTTTTATTGACGGTCTATCTTCAACTTTGCCAGTATCGATGTGTTCTATTGGACCAATGTTTACAACATCTGCTGCAGAAGTAACAACTGAAGTCTGACGTGGACGCGATTCTATTTCCTTCATTATAGTATCAGAAATTGTTGATGCTACTGCATCTTTGTTATAAACAACAATCAGTCGATCCTTCATAAGTTGTTTCCAGTCCGCTATATCATCATCGTCTCTTGCACCACTATGAACAACATGAATATGATAAACTTCATATTTTTCTTGTGCTTTTTCAAGCAATTCAGTATGCGTATATTTCTTATATTGGCCTGGGCCCATAATTTTTTTAAGAGCAGAATCAGGCAGATCTTTCAAGCATGGTTCATCACCGATTGTAAATAAAAAGCCTTTTTGTTTTCTTTTTTCAAAACAATCAATTGATGTATGAAAGGCCGCAAAATACCAAGCAAGAAGATAACTCTCACCATAATTGCCACCACCGCCACCTTCAAGATAAACATCAGTTAACCATTTATCAAGAAGTTCATCGCTTGATTCAAATTGACCAACTTGAAGTGGAGCTTTATCACATTCATGATCACCAATTCCAAGAAAAAGAACTTGTGGATGCTGTAGTCCGTTTTGAATTAGTTTTCCCATAATCATGGGAAGACCTTCTTTTACAAGATAATGAGGAATATCTCGCATACTTCCAGTCACATCAAGTCCAAGAATGATTGACATACTTTCTGGATGTTCGTCACTGTCTCGCGATTCTCTGACTTCAATATCACGTGGATTCATCAGATTGTCAATAGATCTTTTTGAAAAGACTTCATCACGAGACATTGTTGTAAAATCGATTCCAGTGGATGCAAGTCGCTTAGATCTTAGTCCACTATCATAATCAACTTTATTGGTGACCGAATTGTATGTTGATGAATAAAATCCACCACCCATTATTCACCATCCTTCGCAGAAGGTTCCACTGCTTCTTCCTTGTTACCATAGCCAAAAAGATATTCGTATCTTTTTTTAGCAATTTCAAGAGCGATTTCTTCATTACGAAGTTCAATTGAATATTCCATATCTTTTTCAATAAACTTCGCCGGGTCAAAACCAGATGCTGGAATTAGACTCAGGGTATTCTCTGGAGACATATCCAGCATTGCTTCGCGATCGCGCTTCAGTTCAACGATTCTGTCTTCTCTATCTTCGACATAACGCTTATATTCTCTTTTTGCTTTGTCAGAAATAGCATCGGCTCTATCGCCTCTAATCTTTGAATTGCTTCTTTTTAGAGAAACAACAAACATTCCTTCACTCATATATTTTCCTCTCTTTTAATATATTTGCTTTAACTTTTTTGAAAATAATTTTTCAATATCTTCTGCTTCTTTTATAAAGATGAAATTATCTTCACCTAAATAGTTTTTACCAATCGATGAACGAATACCAATTCCAAAAATTTTCCACTTCATATCGGTACGAATTCTATTGACGATTGAACTATAAATAACATTTTCTTTATGATACTTAATGTTTATTATTCTTGCAAGTTCCTTAAAAACAGCATATTCAAAAGTATTATGAAACTTTTCCATAAGATTAACATTAAATATCATTGCTACCTTATCGTTATTTGCTGTGAAATATTCATCATTGACAAGTTCTGCGCCATTGATAATTTTATTAATAGTATCAATATAAGCGTTAAGAATTTTATCAATAAAATATATATCACCTTCTTTTATACTGCTATAATCTATTGCTCTTGCAAATAAACCAGTTTTAAGATGTTGAGAATTAAGTATAGATTCGACATCTTTAATAATATGCTCAAGAACTTGCTTAAATTGTTCTTCGTTCTTATAAAAGATACGTCTAATAGAACCATATAATCTTAGACTATCATCATCCACAACAATACTATTAGCAAAATCAGTATTATAACCACCATCATTTATAAGAAACATCATATTGTTTCCTTTAACATGATAATGTTTTACAAGAGAAACAAGAGCCTGAAATTCTGGTGTACCACAACTAATTTTGTTTGGTATATGTTCCCAAAAACTTCCAAGCATTTTATAATGAATCGGCTTAAAATTTTCTTGCGGACTTTTAATTACAAACAAAGTGCCATCTGATTCACCTTCAATACGAAACTTATAAGTAATTGTGGTTTTTTCTGTACCTCTATGATAGTGCTTTTCTACTTTGAAATTTTTATAATGAAAAGGAAAAATCTTTTTTAATATCGCATCATTCATTGGTTTATCTTTTCTTGCTTTAATACTGCCGATAAAAGACGAAAAAAGATAAATTCCAACATTGATTTTCATTCTTTTACAAATTTCAAAGAGAACAATAGCATTTGACATTGCCATTTGAAAATCATGCGCACTCATTGAACTACTAACATCAACAAGAAGATGAAGAGTATTATCAATTTGATTTATTTTTGTATTTCTGTAAAATACACGAGGCATATCTTTATTGATAAGTATATCAATTAAATTCTTCTGATCTAAATCTCCCTCAAGTTGATGCATATGCTGATGAATTCTTGTTCTATTTTGAAGTTTAAGAGCAAGAAATTGCATCGTATCAAGAATAGTTTTTTTGTGCTTTTGCACAACTGTAGAATAAATCTTTTCTCCATCTTTATTAAGACCTATTCCTGAATTACAATTTTCAATATAATCTTTTAATGATAAAATTGTTGCGCCATTAAAATCTTTTAATTGAAAATTATTATTTATGAATTCATCTGCTGTTGGCAGGGTCATCTCATCTGTAACAACAAACAAATCTTTATAATCTTTTATTGGCTGATCCTTAAATAATTTATCGACTTCAGTTTCTTCTTCTTCTTCTTTTTCTTCTTTTTCTTCAAAGTCATTATTTTCGTTTGGATCTATCCATTCTTTTTGTTTTTTTGTTGATGAAATACAAACATTTACATCTGTTTCTTCGTCTTCTTTTTCAACATTTTTAGATTCCGCGGAATCTACAGAAGATGCAGAAGATGTATTATCTACTTCTGTATCATCATCTTTATCTAATGTAGTATCATTTGATTCTGTCGCTGTTTCAGTATCTACATCTTCTATATTTTCAGAAGTATTGTCAACACCGTCAATATCACCATTAGATTCTTCTGTAGTTTTATCACCATTAGAATCTTGTTCTATATCATCACTTGTGTTTTTTTCAGATTTTTCAGACTTCTCTTCTACTTCAGAAATAAGTTTTTCAACAAGTTCCTCTGAATCTTCTGAATCAAATTTTTCATCATCTTCAGCATCTTCAACAATTTCTTCTTCAACTTGAGCGTCTATTACTTCTTGCTGATATTTTTTAAATGCAGGCACAACTTCATTATTAAAATAATTTTTGACAAAATCATAATATTTATCTGGATCTTTGATGAAGAAGTTGTTTATATCATGTTTTTCAAAAAGTTTTTTATAAAATTGAATAGCTTCAAAAGATTCATCAAAATTATAACCAGCAAGTCTATATCTCGCATAAAAATAAAAATTGTTTTGAGAAATTGAATCTGTTTCAATTTCGTGCTTGATGTTATTAAAAAAAACTTTTGTCAAATCACGAAAGCCGGCACGGGCACCCTTAAATATGTCACCATAAAGTTTCTCAATACGAGAATCATCTATTGGATTCATAAATTTGTGCACATCTTCATTTGATCCATGTTTTGTAAAAATCGCATGACTAATTTCATGTTTTAAAAACATAGAACGTGCATATATAAGTTTGCGTATTTCTTCTTCAGTGCGTTTAATATTAATTGAAATTTCGGGAAGACAAATTTCCCATGTGCTATCAGACCATTGACAATAAGCGCCACTATCTTTACTAAATCTAACGGAGACATTTCTTAAGTCAATTTCGGGATTCATATAACGGAGTATATTTTCTGCATAACTTGCTATAAGAGCCGGATTTCTCCAAAACTCAACATTAAGCAATTCTTTATCCATTGCTCTTATGTTTACAGCAACTCCATTTAGCGTTCTATCTTCCATTATATCCTTTTTTTATCTTTTGTTTTCAACACAACTAAACTTCAAAAATATGTTGTTTTCGTCGTGTTGAAATTATTATAACATATTTTTTGATTTTTGTCAACCCTTATAAGAATTTATATATTTTGTTTTTGAGTGAATATAAAACATTGCGATCAATAACATCGCTAATTCCCGAGAGTTCGGGTGGAAGTAAGCCACCATCAACTTCCTGTGTTACTCCTTCCCAAAAATCAAATGTGTCCTTAATAATATATTTTTTAAGAAGTTCCCATTCATAATCAGTTAAGTCTATCCTATCTTTTCCAATGATTACAGAAGCGGTCATACATTTACTCCCATCATAACTAATGCGTTTTTTAAAGATTGAATTACTGCTTGTTGTAATTCAATCTCATTCATTTCAGGATATTTTTTCATCATTTCTGACCAGTCAATCATTCCTGTATCAAAACAATCTTCGTGTTTTTTAATGCCAATATGAATACAAAAATCATGTTTAAAAACATTCATAATTATATTATCTCCACATCAAATCCAAGTTTATCTCTATATACGCTTAATCTTTTGTTACTTTGATTATGACTTATTTTTGAAAAATTATCTATATAATCTATTACTGTGGCATATTCTTTATTTGTATCATCATGTTTTCTTGTTGATCTTCCGAGTCTTTGAATAATCATCGCTGTTCCTCTTCCGCCAGATGCAATAATTAAAGTATGTAACCACGGAATATCAACTCCAGTATTCCACATAGCAGACGCAAGAACAACATTGTCTTCATTTTCTAATAAAAATTCTTTTGCTTCTTCTCGTGTTTTAGAGTCATCCATTCCATCTACTCTTTTAACTTTATTTTCACCAAGAATTTTTTTTAATTTAGTTTCAAGTATTTCTCCTTGCTCTCTGCGTGTATATAAAATTAAAACACGTTTATTTTCAAGAGCATGTTCAACAATCATATTGTTTCTATGTTCATTAAAAACAAAAAGATTACTTTCATCACCACGTGCAACCATTTCTCTAATATATTCTTTGCCATCAATAGTAAAAATTTCTTTCCCTTCATTAACACATTGTTGTCTAAATTTTTTTGTACTAATTCTGGTCTGCTCATAACTATCAGCCCAATTGCCTGAGCATTGAATAGTTTGACAATTAACATTATACATTTTTACTTTAATATTAGCAAGTGAACCTTCTTCAATTTTTTCTTGAATTGTTTGTTCATATATTATTGGGCCAACATTACCATATAAAGCCATTTGTCTAAAAGGATTATCTATAGCATCAGCTGTTGCGGATAATCCAATTCGTATTGGAGCGTTTTGACATGCAAATAAAACTTTTGTTGCTTGTTCAGGACCGGATCCACTTCCAAGCTCATGAACTTCATCTATTAAAATAACTTTTATTCTTGGAAATACATGAAAAGCTTTTTCATAACTTGCGACACTCATAATAGTTATTCGTCGATCGTCTTGAAAGTTTTGACCTTGAATTATGCCAATTTCTTTTGGATCAATTCCATATTTATAAGTAAAGTTTTTATAAGTTTGATTAACAAGATCAATTGAATTAAATAAACAAAGCACGTTATGTTCTGAGTATATTTTACAAAGTAACGCAAGAATAAAACCTTTTCCGCTATTATGAATTATTATTCCATTAGCAACAAAATTATGATTTTTAATACAACTAATATCATAAGTATCTTTCTTTCCAATATATTCTATAGATTTTACTAAAGAATAAGTTGGTATTCCCTGATTGAAATTATATTTTCCAATTTCAGAATGTAACAGTTGATGTTCATTTTTTGTTAATACTTTTAAATTCTTTATGTCATTGTTTCTATGATTCATATCTATATGATGAACATCATATATTTTTGGATCAAGATATTTTAATTGTTTTGCTTTTTCTTCGTCGTTCTTAATTATATCAATAAAATCAACTAAGATTATCTTATTGATATTTGCTTCACAAACTAATCTATGTTCATCTATAGTATGAATCAGACCATCTCGTTTAGATGTTATCTTAATACTATAAGGATGATATTTTAGTCCAGTTATTTTTTTATATTTCTTCTTAATATAAACATCTTTTTTCTTTTCAGCTTTTAAAGTATCACACATTACAAAATCTTTATCAATTTCAAGTTTGCCTAATTTCTTCCACCCATCTTTTGTCATTATCTTATGATTAGAAGTTGCAGTTAATTCTCTTCCATTTTCTAAAATAATTTTATATACATCTTTTATTCCACTATACATCACACCATTAATTTGATTTAGGTGTATATGTTCATCAATTAAAGAGCGTACATAAGTTGGGATATTATTATCAAAATTATACATCTCTCTTTTATTTAATCCATTATAAGATTTATAAAGTTGAGCTATAGTAATTTTTCTTCCATAACCCTTCCTATTAATATTAATAATAGTATCTCCAGTTATACAGCCTACGGGAAGTTGAATATTTCCTACTTTATTTTTTGCGGCAATAATAGATGAACGAATTTGATAATCTCGAGGTTTATAAGCTATTCCCTCTGGTCCTTTACAAATTATTTTGCCATCAATAAGATTTTTTGCAAATTCCTTATTTATTTTTGGCCACTTACGCATTTCAATATGTTCATATTTTATTTGTTCATCATTATAAAATTTAGTAAGCCAAGGAAGAAAACCAACTGGTAAAAAGTTTTTTGACAATAGTGGATCATCGCTATCTTGAATATAAAAAGACCGTACAGCAGAGGCAAGACCTCTGCGTACAGCTATAGTGCGTTTTAAGGTACTATCTTCAGCTCTAAAAACTTTTAAAATAATTTTTTCAGAAGCTTCTATTTCTTCTTTAGTAGCCTCTTTATAACTTACCTTCATATGTGAAGATTGTGTAAGCAATCTAACAGTCACCTTAAACTCCTTTACTTATCATATATAAAATCTCTAAATCCATTCTTAGGGTTAGCAAGTGATTTAATATTTATTGAACTTCGTTGTCCACTATAATCACAAGTTGCCCATCCATTTACAACATCCACAATTGTTACTTTAAATCCATACCAAATATCATTTTTTGGTGTTACTAATGCAAAATCTCCACTTTGTGGCCAAGGTGTTTCTATTGGCTGTTCCAATATAACTTTTCTTGGTCGTCCAGGTCTAAGAACTTTTTTAACTGTTTCTATTGGATCCATCTTATTCCGCCTCCATATTTACTTCTTCATCACCAAAATCAACTTCTTCTTCCATCTCATCATATGCAAGTAAATCAATCTCAGTAACTCCTTGTTCTTTTAACTTATTGTGAAAGCTATCATTAAGTTTTGTTTCAATTTCCTTAAGTAAATCCATTCCGCCGTTTGCATCTATAATTTTTTTGGTATCGTTTGCTTTAAATTTTAATTCAGTTCCACTATCTGTAATATAAGTAAAAACTACACTATCTTTATATCCACCATCAAGTGCTGCTTTTGCTGATGCTTTTGCAATTCCATATTGTACCATAAGTTCAACAAGTCCGCCATATGGGTCAATACCACCATCAAAATAAAGATAAACAAAACAATCGCGACCTTTATAAGCCATACGATTTTTCTTTGTTTTAAACTTCATCTTAATTCCAATAGGAACTCCACTCTTAGGATCAAGAAGTTCTTTTGAACTCATAGCTTGAAGAGTTAATGAACTTGCATATCCAAATGCAGAACCTTTGGCGTTAATAACAGATTTTTCTCCAAACATAACACCAATATTTGCTGTTAAATGAGCGATACCAACTATAGTAACATTTGCATATCTTAACATTTGAGTTATCGCACGAAACAATGCTCTCATTTTTTGTTGAGCTGTCATATCTCGTTTATCTTTTTCATCTCTAATATCATTTATTTCTTTATCAGAAGATAACTGAGATACTGAGTCAATTACTATAAGAACAGATTTATTTCTACCATCACCTTTACTCAATTGATAATCGATAATTTTATTTAGAATATTAGTTAATCTTTCAATTGTAATTACAAGTTTACTTGCATCAAATTTTTCTTTTCCCATGCCAAGTGTTTTTGGACTGATAAGACGAATTTGTTTTGCCACATCTTCCGATCCAACAACTTTAGCTGTAAACTTAAAACCGGCAGCATCTTCAACATCTATTTTAAATCCTATTCCGCCAGCTTTTATATTTTCACCGAGCCAAACGTCAGCAAGTAATGATTTTCCCTTTGCAGAATTATGATTTATTATTCCATCTGACGTTTGATATAAATGTGTTTCAGAATCTACTTCGCAGTCATACACTTTTTGTGGCATTTTTTGCGATTCTACTGAGGCTACTTCTAAAGCAATATTGTTTGCAATTTGAATTTTATTTCCGGGTTTTAATCTTCCAGCAAATTGAAAGCACCATTCTCCATCTGAATTATAAATTCCAAACAAGTGTTTTTCAGAAATAGTTTTTTCAATTCCATTTGTAAATTTTATTTTTACTATATTTTTTGTTTTTTGAACTAAACTTTTTATATTGATCCATTCATTGTTTTCGTTTTGAATTTTAATTACATCTTTTAGATCTAACCATTCGTCATCTTTAAAAACATGATTAGTAGACTTACTAATAATATTAAAAAGATCTTTGATTGGCATTTTTACCGTTGTATATTTATCCACTATATTTTTCCTTAAATTTTTTTTCATATCTATCTATAAAAACAATTTCTTTTTTAATATGAAGTTTTTTAATTTCTTCATCAGATATTTTGTTAATATTGTCTTCAGTTAGTATTACAAAAAATTTTTTATATTTTTTTTTGCAGCTTTGTATTTATCTATGTTCTTTTGAGTATTAAGAAGATTTTTTGGTTTTATTTCAACAATTTCTTTTGAATTAATTAAATAAAAATCAGGATAATAATTTGCTTCTTGCTGTTTATAGCTATCATAGTATTTAACTTGATATTTTTTATTTTCAGCCGTTTCAAAAACAATATTATTATCTATAAGATATTTAAGATAACTAAGCTCTAAAAGACTTCTAAAATAATAGCCTCTATACCAGCCGCTCCATCCGTTTCCACTACCTTCTGGACTTGGTTTTCCATACATTGGATTTTTAGAACCAGGTTGAGAATGTTTTTGCGATACTTCTTTATATTTTTTTTCACATTCTGAATCTGTTAATCCTTCTTTTCTCCAAGCATTAAAGTAAACATCTTTCATCCTTTTCCCAAAGTTACCATTATCCTTTCCAATATGACATCTATTCTTTTTACCGTTTTCAGATAAATTTAATTTTTTGCCTTTTCTTTTATTGCCATATTCTTTTAATAATCTATCCGCTTCTTCTTTGCCATATTTTTTAAGCCACAAAGAATATAAAGAAATTCCTTGCATTGGATTTCCTTTTTCTTTAATTTGTTTTTTTGTAGAACAACTTCTACATATAACATTATTCTTTATGGCTGTTTTACAATTAGCCTCGTTTGTATAATGAAGAATTTTATTACAGTTAGGACATTCCCGAATAAACATAATTATATAACCTCTATTAATTATATTACATCCGATGCCACTTTCTCCTGTAATTATTAAAGATATTGTAATAATTTTTCTGGAATTTTTATTGTTATTTCTTCGTCTGGTCCTAAGCATTCTCCTGCGAGTAATATACTCTTAGAACCTGGAAGTCCCTCAAAAAAACTATCTCCTATAATCCAATTCATTGCATAAGAACCAGAGTTAATCCAATAATTTATTTCGTCTCTTTGATTAAGTGTTTGTATTTCAAGTCCACAAGATTTTTCAAGAAATGAACTCATATCATTAGCAAATGTATCTAAATCACTAACATGAGCTTGTACTTTTTTTGTTTTTTTTGTGGGAACTTGAATTGTTTCTACCGCTTCATCAACTTCTTGTTCTAATTCAGCTTCATCTATTTTCTTTTTTGCCATTTATTTTTCCCTTTTTATAATAAAGGCCACCTATGTTAGGTGACCGATATTAATTAACGTTATTTTAATGTTATTCGTCATCAAGCTCAGATAACATATTATCCATACTTTCTTCATCCATATTATCTACTGGAGTTTTAGTTATGGTAGGTTTTGCACTTTTAACTGGAACTTTTTTAGGTGCTGGTTTTACATCTTGTACTTCATCAACTTCTGCTTCATCGTCAACAGAATCTTCACCCATAAGATTATCAAGAATTGCTTTTACAGCTTCATATGAAGTTTCATACTGTACTGTTGTTTTTAGATCAACTCTTTTTCCCATAAGTTCACGTTCTTCGTCTGTAAGAGCACGAGATGATTTTTTCATTACAAAAGATTTTTCAAATGAAATATCCCAAGGATTTACACCAGTTTTTTCTTTTACAATCTTAAAGTCATATCCATTTTCAATATCAAGTAAATCATAAAATTCTTGATCTTCGTCATATTCCATAGAATTCTTATCTACCCAGTTATCATCAACATCTCTGAAAAATGGAAGTCCCATTGCTGCACAAATAACTTTGATAAGTTTTCCTTCGTTTGTTTTGTCTGTAAGTATTCTGAATTCAGCTGTGCCATCTTCATTATACTTAAGGATATTAAGACAATAGTTACGTTTTAGTTTAAGAGCACCACCAAGCTTAAGAAGACTTTCGTCATTCTCTTTACGTCCAACAGAATAAAACTGCGCTACTGCTTCAGCGAGGGGATTTTTTCTTTCTTTACCAAATTTATCAGTAAGAGTTCTTCCAACCCACATGAATTTTCCCTTTGATGTACCAATATCTTCTACACTATCAGGAATAAAATGAAACTTGTGAGAATGATAAAAAAGTTTGTCTTCACCAATACTCATTGGATCAGTTTCAAAATCATCTCCAATTGGAGGGAGTATTCTGATTCTTGTTGTTCCAAAATCCGGATTAAATTCGAGAGGATTTCCACCTTTACTTGCGGAAGCATCTTCAGCTTTTTTTCTCATTGCTGATCTTAGTTTTTCTGCATACGTTTCTTTTGTTTTTGTTGCCATTTTTGTATCTCCATTGTTTGTTTTGTTTTATTTTATACTTTATTATACGCTAAACGCAAATAAATTATTCTTGTACTGTTATTTGTCCTGTTACAGGATTAATATTAAAATCTTTCTCTGGATTAATATTATATTTTGCATACATCTGATTTATAAAATCAAGTTCTTTTGCAGCTGCAGCATTATAATCATTAATCAATCTCATTTTTGATACTTCAAGTTCACCAATAAAACTTTTGATTTCTTTTGTATTATCAGTAAGCTTTTTGAAATAATTCAAATCTTCCATGGTAAGCTTCTTAACATTAGCTTCAACTCCATCGATAGGTTCTTTGGCCATAACTGATGGCATTGCTGTTTCTTTTCCCATTATATTATCCCTTTTGATTTTTTAAACATTCTAACACTTTTAATATGATTTATTATATCTTTTGTTTCATAGTTATCATCAACCATTATATCACAAATTTCCATTACCATTTTTTTATCAGATAATTCTTCAGTAGATACTTGGCTACAGATACATTTATTTTCCATTATAAACCTCTATATAATTATATTACATAATTTTTATTTTTTCTTTAAAATTTTTTTAGTTTTTTTAATAATTTGATGTTCCCATTTGTTTTCACATTTACTTTTATAAGAGCACCATTGGCATTGTGTTTCTTTTGGTCTTGCACATTTTTTTGCATATTCAGGTTCTATTGTAACTATATCAACAAAATCTTTCACTGTGCTAATTAATGTATTAAGATATGAATCTTGTTTTATTGTTTCTATATTATTTACAGCTAATGTTCTTTCTTTAAGAAACAGCATATTAAGTGCTCTATCATAAACAAGATATGCAAATGTTTCTGGAATTACTCCGACGTTATCATAAACTAAAAAATCATACATATGTGATTGAGGATCATTGTTCCAATTTATCCACCAAAAGTTTGAACCTTCTGAAGTAATTTTTAAATCAACAATTTTAATTCGTTGATCTGGATATTTTAATTTTATATCTATAATACCTGTTGTATCTATATCTTCATTCCAAGAACTTTTATATTCTTTTTCTGGTTCTACTTCTTCATAATCTTTAAAATATTTATTAAAAAAATCTACAACATTAATGAACGCTTTGTTACCGCTATCAAAAAAATCATCTTTATGCATTCTAAATTCTTTACTTTCTTTAAAAACTTTAGGAGATTTAAGATCTTTTTTTTCGGCATTGAAAAATTCTTGAAACGTTCCATTAAGATCTTTAACAATTTGAGAATGTGATAAACCTTCATTAAGTTTCGTTAAATATGTTTCAAGCATCTTATGGACTGTGCTACCAAATAATCCACCGGGCCATGTTGTTTCTGGACTTTGATCTTTTATTATATATTTCATATAAAATTCATATGGACATTTATTGTATAAGGACAGTTTAGAATAACTAACACGAATTTTTTCCATTGTTTTTCCTTTTGAAAATTATTAATCCTGTGCACTTTAATAAACCATAATTAAGTTTATTAAAATAACACAGGATTTAAATTACCTATTAACTTTAACTTTTATTTTTTCGATAAAAGGTATCTCTGTATTAAAGATTTTTTTAATTTTATTTTTAATACTTCCGATTATTCCAGTAATAGGGATCAGATTTCTGGCAACCACTATGCCATCAGCATCGTAAGTTTCAGCAATAGTTACGTTTGGTACAAAGGTAAGCGCTTCTGCTACGGAATAACTACCATCTTTATTTTTCTGCTGTGTAGTTGCCTGAATAACACATCCGCCAGAAACTTGCATCGCTTTCGTACTTTTCATCCATCCTTCTTTTTCAGAACTTGCTTTTACAAGGAGTTGAAATAAATCACCATTACCAAAAATCTTTACGTCAGGAACATTCTTTTTAGTTCCATTTACATCTGAGTTACTTAGTGTTTTTTTTGTTGCTACTGTTTTTGTCTGTTTTGCCATCGGTCTTTTTCTCCGTTATTCTTTTTCTTAATTTTAATATTTTAGTATCAGGCCATTCAATAACGGAGCCATCATATCGTATCGTTAATATTTGTTTAACATTCATTTTCTTGCCAAGCTCTTCAGCTATACAAGGACCATTTGTTTCTAAGTGATCAGTTTCATGAGGCGCTATAATCATTATATCAGCTTTATCACACATTGCTTTAAGATTAAGCGATAGAGTATTTTCTTCTTTTATAATTACTTTGTTTGTTGCCGCACTAAATCCTCTTATTTCCATATTACAAGGAGGATATAAAACTATATTATCGGCTAAATCATTTATCAAAACATATTCATGTATATCAACATCTCCAATAGAATCACAATGTCTAAATTCTTTTATAGCTTGATTTTTTGCTATCTCTTTTATCTTCGATGTTATTACATTATACTGTTTCTCAGTTAAACCCTTTTGAGAACCATAAAAATTCAATATCATTACCAAAACTCTTTATTCCATTTTTTATTTTATTATATGCTAAACGCAAATAATTTTACTATCAAAATTTTCCCCTATAGATTCTATTGACCCTATAGTACTATTAGTATATATCATATATTATACATAACTCTCTTCTCACAATTCATTATACCTAAAACGCAAATAAGTTGTATTTTTATTTTTTTTTGTTATTTTTTATCTTTTTTTTGGTACAACTTTTAACATAAGAACGTATAATTAATTAATAAAGAAAAATATACACACTTATAATATTTAAATTTTTATACAAGAATACATATAGCTGGAAGCGAAGTTGCCCCAGGTGTTGGTGCCATTGCTGGTGGAATTAACGGTGTACCTGGGCCAAGAGGTGTCATCCATGCACCTATGCTTTGTGCCATAAATAACGGAAGCTTAGTGCTAAGTTCTGTATTAATTGCTGTTGTTAAATTAGTTAAAACTGCATTCCAAGTTAATTCTCCGGCAACTGACGCTGCACTGCCAGATAACTGTGAAGTTTGAGCTTTAACATCGGCATCAACTTTAGTGCCTAAAGTTTTAATTGCTATACCCAAATATGGTGTTAATAATCCTTTTAAAGTTGCAGGAATAAGACCTTTATAAATAGGTTTTCCTGGCGCTAATGATGCAACCATAGGTGGAGATGTAAATCCAGGTGGTACCACTGCAATTTTATCGGCACATGCATTTACAATTGCATCTGGTAAAACCTTAAGCAAATCTTTTCCTATTTGAGAACACAATTCTTGTTGTACTATTACACCTGCTGCCATAGCACCCGAACCGGTCATTGAAGCTGTTTGACTTTTTATCGCAGCATCAAGAGAACTTGCACTGGCGCTTGCCATAGATGTCATATTTAGCATAGGTAGAATTGCTTTTATTGTTGTTGGAATCGCCGGCGGAAAAATAACTGAAGTCATACTAAGATAAGTTTGAAGACTTAATGATAATACTGTATCAAAGTCTTTATAAAGTTCCTGCAATGCAGCTGTCCACATTTTTGGACCTATTTGGGTTGCTGCTTGTCCTGAAATAGTTGAACATTGTGCTTTTATTGCAGTATCTATTACTTTTCCTGTAACAACTGGTTTGTATACTAATGGCATATAATTTCCGTTTTATTTATTTTCATCATTCGTTGGAAGTATTTTATCAAAAACTCCTCTTTCGCTGCATTTTGTATATCTGTCTAATTGTATTAAGTATTGTCCCTTAAAAAATATTGCACTTTCTTCAAACTCTTTAGATTTTCTTTGCCATTCAAATAACTGTAGATCTTTTGCATTCAGTTTTCCCATATAATCTTGTTCTATTTTAGCTTGAACAATTTTATCCATTTCTGTTTGGACTTTAATACCAGCTCCAAAGGAACCACCAATAACAGATAAAAGAATGCCGCTAACTATCCATAAGTTTTTCCAACTAAGTTTAACGATATATTTTGTTTCTTCTTGCACTATTGTTTCTTCACTCATTATTCTATATCCATTGATCTGACATTTAATACAGCACCTTCGCCATATAATTCCTTATCTGTCCATACTACATTTGAATAAATTCTATAAAATCCAGGAACTGGAATATCAGTTTTTTTAATGATATATTTTATATATGATTTATTATACACCTCTCCGGTCCAAGTTACGGTCTCAGTAGGAGATGACGGTATTACAACCTTTAGATTACATGTAATTGCTGTACTTAAATCTAATCGTGTATCAACTAATAGCTCAATACCATCTGAGCCTACATATAAACTATAATCATTAAAATAATTTGATATACCATCAAAAATACCAAGTGCCATTTAATTATCCCTAAGAAGAAATTCGTGTATTGATTTGTTCCGCTTCCTGAATTTGACTTTTAATAATAATTTTGGAGTCAATCCAAGATCTTATATAAATTTTCATATTGAATTGACTCCTTTAATTATTAATTATTCTGTTGTTACAGTAACAGCACATGTATCTGTTTTATTTCCATCGTGAGTCGTAACCGTAATTGTTGCCGATCCAGCTGCAACCGCAGTAACAACTCCAAGTGCACTAACAGTAGCTTTAGCTTCGTCACTTGATGTAAAAGTAACAGCATAATCACTTGCATCATGAGGATCAAGTGCCCAACTTAGTTGAGCTGTTTCTCCAACCACAAGTGCTAATGTTGCTGGAGTAAGTGTAACACTCACAACAGCTGCAACTGTTTGAAAAGCAGTTACAAAAGCACCATTAACAGCACTAACAACACCACGAGCAACTGCTCTAAAATCAGTTATATCAGTTGTGCTTGTTCTTTCCATTGCATCTTCAAGTTCCATAAGACATCTTTTAACCTCTTGAAGCGCAAGATACGCAGTATTACCAACTATTTTCATTCTTTATTCTCCTTTAAAAATTAAAGTCCACTATAAAAAGCAGCAATTGCATCAGCTTCAGCTTTTATTAATGCTGCAAATTTTTCTTGTTTAGCATTTTGCGCGGCCACATCATCTGCTTTATTATAACCACCTGTTATACTTATAACATCACCAGAGTGTAACACTTGAGAACCACCATCACCAACAATAGTATAATCAGGAATAAGTGCTCCAACTAAAGTAGCAATTGTTTTTATACCATCTCCTGTAATAAACTGATTACTTGCTGAACCGGTTAAATTAGCTTTAATAAGAACAGGATCACTTTTAGTTATACCATCAGCAAGATAAAAAACTCCAGACCATTGTGCATATGTTTCCTGAAGATAATTATCAGTAGTATTTATTCCAGCAGATTTTTGTAGCAATTCCATAAACATCTTTTGATAAGAAGCAATATTAATTAAATTGCCAATTATACTATGACTTGGATTGCCATTAGCATCTCTCATTTTCATGTTTTGTCTCCTTAACTTTATAATCTTATATTACAACATAAGATTAATTTTTTACTGTTTTTATATTGTTAACGTAAATTTCTGACCAACTAAATCTTCTACTTTTTTTTCGAATGTTAATTTTGCTTGTTCAACTCGGTTTTTCTCTTTTATAGAAACATCTCTTGCATATGTTAAACAGTCTTTTAGTGCTTCTATAATTAATGGATATTTTGGACATATTACTTCATCGAAATTTTTTATAAATTGTCTTTGAATAAATCTTGTTAATAAAAGATCTTGAATAAGTTTATCAAAAATTTTAATATGTCTGTCTATTAATTCTCTAAATTCTTTATCATTATAATCAGCAAAATGATTATCTTTGCACATATGTCTAAATTGCACTTCAATTTTATTTTCAGTAGATTCAATAAAATTATAGAAATTTGCTCTATAAGTAACACAATAATCTAAATCGTTATCAATACCGGCTGCATCCATTAATGAATTCATTGCATCGGATAATTCCGCCAATATATTTTGTGAATATCGTTTGTAATAATCCATTTGAGCCTTAAGAATATTGGAACGCATATTAAGAATAGCATTATGTATTTTTACTTGTTCTGAAAGAATATAGAGTAATGCAGTATAATCTATTTGTTGTTGCTGCTGTTGTTGTGATTGATGTGATGATAATAGCTTATCGCCAACATTTACAGTTATAGATGTTGTATCTTTTTGTTTCTTTTCTTTAAACTCCTTAAAAAAACTATACAAATTTTGAATTATCTTAAAGGCACCAAAGAGGACTGCACTACCATATGCAGAAAATTCAAAAACAGTCTTCACATCAAACATTTATTTCTCCAGAGAAGAATTCTTTTTAAGAAAATTTTTCATATCTTCTTTTGCAACCGATGTTATCCAACAAATAATTGTAGTAAAAAATATGCTCTTCATATATTCTGCTATAATATATAAAAATTCACTCGGAGATTCTATACCGCCAATAGCCTCTGAAGAGCCGGCAGAAATCCATGCGTATAAAGCACACGCATATAACATTTCTATTCCTAACATACCATCAACAATAACTTTTGCTCTTAATGAAGGCATCCATTGTCCATGTTGTTTTTTAAAACGATAAGACAATATTTTATAATAAAACGCTAATCCTATGTTACAAATAACTATGAACATTTCACCATAATTAAAAAAATCAGATAGAGACATATTTTCCTCTTTTAATTTCCTTGCATTGGGCCCGAATCATTATCAGAAGGCCCATTAGTTTTTTTCTTTCCAGTATTATATAACAGAATTAAAGAAGAAACAAAACCAAGCACAACAGTTAAATCTGCTGTGCTAAGCATATCTGAAGTAAATGTTCCATTTTTTATAGCGATTGATGCGGCATGAATTTTTATATAAAGCATCCAAGCACCAAGTCCAGAGAACAAAGAAACAAAAGAATAAATAGGCTGTAATTTTCCATTTCCATAAAAAAACGTAAAAGGAAACCATGTTTGCCATTTAGGATCTTTTTTTCTTTTTGTTGATACTGTGGCGATCTCTTGCTTTACTTCAATCATTTCAGTAAGCTTTTTCTTTCCAACACGTTTTATTTTACCGATATTTTCTTCTGTAATTACTTTTTCTAATACTTCTGGAGCTCTTGAAATTAACCCAGGAATTTTAGATTTAATTAAATTTAATAATATTCCAAACATAATATAACCTCTCTTAACATTTTTATTTATATTAAGAGAAATATGAACTTTTGTATTTAATTTTTTAATTGAGCTATATAATTTATAATATTTATAGGATCATCATCTTTTTTAAATATAAGTTGTTTTTTTGTATAATGATTAGGAAGTGTACTCAGAATTTGAATAAGGATAATAGCTTCTTCTTCATCCTCATCATCCATAAGATTTTTAATTTTTTTAATATTGCTATTTCTTCTTTTAAGTAATGATTTGTCTCTTCTAATTCATTAATTTTAATTATGACATATTCAAGAAGTTCTTCAGTATCTTTAATATGACTAATAATAGGCGACTTGTCGTTTTCTACAATAATATTTGATTTTGATTTAATTGTAGAATCTTTTATATTATTTCCTTTTTTAATGGCTTGTGCTGTAAATTGTACAGTTATAAATATTCTCCCTTATGCAGTAATAAATTTTTCATATGGAGCAACGTCTCTTTGATAAAATTTAAAAATTGTATCAGCTTCGCCACCAGCAATTCCCCAATCAATAATTAAATCTTCAACATTTTTTTCAATTATAGAACCAAAATCAAATACGGCAATTGCTATATTATTATCAGTATAAACAAAAGCATAACGTACGTTTGATATTGTTATACCAGACCATGTAACATTATCTGCTTTTAATTTGCCATCAGCAAATACCACGTTTTCTAAATTTTTAGTAATGTATCCTGTTCCAGTAATTTCATAATTCTTAATATCATCAAATAAATGATTTGCATTTGGAGTATATACAGAACTTAATAGCATAATCTTATAAATAGCAGTCGAAACATCCAAGGTTCCAGTAAGTATTTTATTTAGAGTATCATTATAAAAAACGGTCTTTGCCATATAGCCTCTGTTTTCTTTATTATCATATCTTCTATTATATTACAATTTGAGCTTAAAAAACACGATAAAAAATGCCATAGAATGTGTTCTACGGCATTATGTTTTAATATTTGTTATTTAAAATCGCCAATCTATAATAATTTGTTTATCAAATTTTAATTGATTAGTTATAAGCGCAGTCGAGTCAGACGAAGGTGAATAAGCTTTATAATTAATTTCTGGATCAATAATACCACTTAAATCAGAATCACATGCTGAAATACAAGAGTTATCATCTGCATATAATGCATTACCATTATTGGCAATAGATAAAGCATCGTCAACATTAATTAAAGCGTAATTTCCAGCAAAAACACCATGCTCAATATTTTTAGAAACAACACAATAATATGCTAATATAGTTGAATAATCAAGACCTGAAATACCTATATTATTGTATCTACATATAATGTACGGACAATAAACAAAGCTATGTGAATGCGCATTAATTCCGGCATAAAAACCACAATTTTCATTACCAATTTGTATATTAGTAGAAATCATATTTTTAAAATATACAGATGCAGATTCATACACATGAATTCCATTTCCATTATTATTATCTAATGTACTAATTATAGATAATGTTTTACTTGAATTTATTATTTTTAATACTCTTCCCTTACATACAGTAAAAGCATCCCCAGTTGTAATTTGATATGATAAACCATTTAAATCAATTTCGATTTTCCCGCCTTGTACGTGTGATTGTGTTACATTAACGGCAACAAAACCTGAAACTAATTTTAAAGTAACAGTAGTGTCATCTTGTATATAATAATTACTTAAAACATCAAATGCTGTTTGTAAATCAATTACAGGCTGATTATTCATATCCAGCATTTGTTGATTAACCCCATCAGTACCACCAATACAATATATTTGTGATGAGGAAATTATAAGATTAGGATCGAAATTATTATAATAATCTCCACGATTAGACATTTGTACATAAAGACCATTGGTTGGTTTACTATGATATAATGTCTCATCATATGTAAAATCATCGCTAAATATCCCACTCATTTATCATACCTCTATCGTTCATATTTTCAAATGCAATAATTAATTTTTTAAGAACATCCATATCATCAGTATCAATATCAACTAAATCATTACAATCGATTTTTAATTCTTCTACTTCTATTAAAGATTTTGCGTTACATTTTTTATTATTTTTTAGTAAAAATACACTTGTTAATGATGTCTGTGCTATTTCTACAATAGTTGTTGTTGGTCGTAAATGAATTTTTACTTTTGCTTTTACTGTAAATATCATAACAATTTTTTTGTTGTCATATTAGGTAAAGTTTTTATCGCTTCTCTATATATTAAATCTGAAACATTATCAAAATAAAAATTACAAAATATTTCATCTACTATACCACTATTAAGCATTTCCAATCCTCTTAAGAGTTTTACATAACCATGAATTTGAAAATCATTATTTTTCAAAATATTTAAAAAAGGTTTCATATTCGGATTAGGATAAAGTTTTTCCAAGTATATAATGAATTCTTGATAATTGAAACATGCTTCTGTAAATACAAAAGGAAAATATTTAATTAAAAAATTAGGAAATTCTTTTAATGATTCACATATTCTACATCTTCCATAAATCGTAATATTATCATGTTGTTTTACAAACTCAAACGTTTTATCTAATAAAGTACGTAAAATCTTTCTGGATATAATTTTATCATCATCGAATGTATAATTATATTGCTCAAAAAATAACAAATCATTCAAAAATAATATATACTTTTCGTTTTTTTTGAATATCATTTTTTGGTTTAAATCTTTATCTAATTCGGCAACAAAACTACTATAATCCTCATAAGCATATCCATAATCATGTAATGAAATTTTTCTAATTTTTAATTGCATTTCTTCACCTAAATATTGCGGATATAAAATATGTTCATTGTTTTGTAGATTATTTTCATTATATATAGTAAGTATTGGATATCTTTGCGATATTATTTGTTTAGCAAAACTATTTTGTATAAAAGGATTAATATTAATCTCCATTTTTATCGCTCCATAATGTTTTCATATAATTGCTGCATATCACACACAAAGCATGAATTTTCTGTAACAGAATACATTTTAAAATTAATTGAATGCCCACAATCATTATCGTCCGCTGTACATTCTTCCAATGGATCTTCATTGTCCGTTCTATATCGAGACAAAATTCTTGGCTGAGTTATCAAAAAAGTATCAATATAATTTTTTAAGTAACCAGGGTTCTCTCTGTCAACAAATATCATAGTTTTAAAAACTTGATTTTTTGTTGGAGTCATTTCATCTGTTAGGGTAATATATGGCAATAAATTAACCTTAACATTAAATTGTTCTTGAAAATTTTTTAATGACCATTTATTATTAAGAATTTGTTCGCATGCCTGTTTTGATAAAATTGTATTAATAACTATTTTTAGTTCGGGATATAATATGTGTAAAGTGTCGATGTTATTTTCAACTAAAATTCTTTTTTCATTAGTATTAAAACGTCCATGCAAATCATATGATGAAGTAAATTTACATCTCTCTAAGACATTATATTTTTTTAATATATTTAGTACGCCTAATAAATATTTATTATCTTGATATATTAAGTTAGTATTTAAATAAAGACACTCAATATCATTTTTACTTTGCATATCTCCTATAAGTTCAAACAAAGTTAATAAGCTTTTATATGTTTCTTCTGAATATCTCACATCAAATAACTCGCCACCAACTAACATAACGTGACTTTCTTTTTTATACTTATTAGATATAAGAAAGTCTTTAACTATATCAATGGCATCTTTTTTCTGAGAATCAGTTAGCCATCTATTGGGATCTTTTTGATATTTTTGATGACAAAAAATACAATTGTTACTACAATTATCCCACAATAAAAATTCAAAAATTGGTTTAATCATTCAAATCTCCAGTAACTTGTTTCTTAATTAAAAGTTTGTCACATATGGCACATTTACTCGAATCAATATAACCAGCATAAACAATATCATGACCGCACAAATTAGTATTTAAAGCACATTCAGGATATTCAGTGTCGCTTGTATTATCTTTAATTCTATCATGTTCTTCCATTAATTTATCAATCTCATTATGATTTTTATATAAACGTTCTGCACGATTATCAATATTAAATAATTTATGAAAATGATCTGGTTGTTCTAATAATAATTTATGTAAAAATTTTAAAAACATAGGACGACTAACAAACATTCCAGGACATTTTTCTTCCATAGCTTTTTTTGCATTCATAAAAGCTTCAAGATCTACATGCTTTGCTTTATTATTGTTAAAATCCGGTTGATATAAATGTCCTACACCAGGCGTCTTAAGAAAAATAGATGTATGATGTTTCTTTGCAAATTCATTAAAACAAAAATCTCCGCTAAGATATTCTTCAATTAATGTTGACTGTAAAATAATAGTAGTATTAAGTTGTAAATTGGGATAGTTATTATAAATTTTATCCATATGATATTCCCAATTTGCTAAATGTTTTGGAGTATGAAATCTTCCTATTTTATCCCAAGAAGTGCATAACCACAAACCTGTATTAGTATCATGAATATCATGAGATTCAATATCGGAAAAATAATCTAACATTTCATAAAGATCTTTATTGTCTCCAATAGTTAAAGTAGCCGTTATCCATGTACATAATATTTTTTTGCTTTTTAAATATTCATGTATTTTTCTTAGTATCTTCCAGAATGCTTCTTTTACTTCTGGATCTTTCATTTCACCTTGCCAAAAATCACCACCAATTAAAGAAATATTATCATAAATATTAAAATCAATGTTTTCAATTTTACTTAATACTCTTTTACATGCTTCTATCTTTACTTCTTTATCTGTGTTATAAGAATTTTGAACATTATAACAAAAGGAACATCTATTCATACAATGTTCCCATACTTCAAATTGAATTTCTTTTTTTCTTTTTATCATTATTAATCCCGCATTATAGTAATTATATTATTATACAATACTTCAATATCTTCATTAGAATCAGATAAAAATTTGATTTTTTCTTTATTAGTTACGTTATTAAAAAATTTTAATTTTATATTTTTATTATATAAAGCAACAGCAAACTTAATGAAATCTTGTTTGGTTGGTGGATTAATATCTGGATATATGAAAAGTTCTATATAATTATTGTTTATAATATTGTTTATAGTAATATTATTTAAATGCAAAGCATTATCACTATAAGACATAAATTTTTCAAAGACTCTAACATTTTTTAATAAAGAATTAATTTCATTGATTTTATTATATCTTTGTATAATTATATCATTAGCTATTAAAAAATAATCAAATTGATTTACATAATTTTCTATATTGTTTTTATATGGATATAATCTAAAAAATACATTAGCCCTATCATTAATAAATTGTTCCAATAAATTAAATTCTTCTTGTGTCTCGCCAGGGTATCCAATAATTAAATCAGTATTAATAAAAATGTTTTTATTTTTAGCATATTCTATAATTTCATCAAAATACTTAATTGTTATATAACTATTATCATCTTTTGTTATATTCATTCGATATAACATATCATCTGTATATCCCTGGAGATTAATGTTAATGGTAGAAATATTATGAGCAGCACACAAGTCAATATATTGTTTTATTTGAGAGCAACCAATATGTAAAAAATTAACTTCAATTTGTTTTACAAATGGTAAATCATTATACAATTTTGTTATCATGTCAACGATTGACATACCATTATCATTAAATTCACATACGTTTATTCCCTGAAATATTATTTCTGAAATATTATTGCGTTTTATAAAATTAAAAATAGATTGATAATTATATGTATTCTGATTATTAATTGCTGTATATGTGTCATTACAAAAACCGCAACGCTTAGTGCAAGGAATTTTTAAATATATAATCATTATAATACTTTTTCCATTTGCATGATATCACACAACATACATTTATTAGAATCAGAATAACATTGATATAAAACAGAATGAGAACAAACATTATTTAAAATTTGTTTTCCATCTGACAAAACTGGTGGCTGTTTAGGATTGCCAAAAACTTTTTCATTCATCCCTGTATATTTAAAAATAGCTGAATTATAAGTAGACATTATGAATCCATTATAAATTTGTCTATAATTATTTTCTAAATATGTCAAAAATTTAAAGAAGTCTTTTCGTTTAAAATTAAAATCAGGCAATGTTTTTCCGCCATGAATAGGATGGGGATATAAAAAACATAACATATTTCCTGGAATTTCATTATTTAAAAAATCAGTAATATTAAATGATCCATTAAATACAGAATCAATTAAATACTGAGTCATTATCATTTGAACACCGGCACTATAGTTATAACGCTTATGAAAGTCATTAATATTTTTTAATACTTTTAAACGTTGTTCTTCGTTTTTAAAACGATATTTAATATCATAAGAAAAATTTAAATCTAAATATTTTAATCCTACCGCGTCTTTAATTTTATCAACTACTTTATATAAAAACGTAGGATCATAATTACCATTAGTTACACAAGAAAATTTAACATTAGGATTTGGTGAAACTAAAATTATTTTATTAATAATATCATCTATTAATTCTAAAAATTTTCTTTGATATGTTTCATCTTGTAAAAAATAAATTTCTCCACCTATTAATGAAATTCCATTTGAAAATTGCTTCTTCCAATCTATTACATCTAAATTTATTTTAATTTTATCTATAGCCGTATAAATTTGTTCTAACATAAGAAAGTCTTTATCATGAAGTAAACAAAAATCACAATCCCCAGAACAATTAGGCATAATTCCATATTGCACCATTGCCATATTATAAATCACCCTTCATTTTTATATATGATAATATATCCTTATAAATCATATGTTGATTAGTATCACAATATCCACAAAACTCACTATTATCCGTAGGAAGTTTAACATTTCTATCGCATCTATTTTCTATTAGCTCAAATTGGCCATCACAATTTATATCCATTAATACATCATCTGTCATATATTGTTTATCAAAAAATTTATATAAATCTTCACACTCTGCAAAATATTCATTCATAAGTATATATAACATTGTAGAACGCTTAGGAAGAAAATCTGGAATTTTTTTATTTATTACTTCTTTAGTGGTATATGTAAAATCCGTAAAAGGCTCTCCAAAACTTAATTCCGAGAATTCTTTTATTTCCTTAAGATTAATATCATTATTGATGATTGCCTTAAGATTAAATTCTGATAAAATTATATGAGTTACAGAACGAATATGATATTGCTTTTGTAAATATAATAAATTGCTTTTCCATATATCTTCTGACACAGAATTAAATCGATATTTATAATCATATGATGTTAATAATATCCATTTTGTTATTGTAGGTTGTAAAAAATTCATTAACTCTTCAATTAATGATAAATCATTAAACATTAAAGTTGATGAAAAACTACATTGCTGTAGTTTGTTATTTAATAAATTTTCTTGTAATAAATTAAATATTAAAAAGATTTTTTCTTTTATTGTGTTTGAAAACAAATTTGTTTTTAAATATTCTCCCGCGGTAATACTGATACCTTGATATTTATCGATATTATTTTGCAAAAATACATATATAGTATCAAGATTATTTAAAAATTTTTTTTCATCTAACTGTCCATTTTGTATAAAAGCTTTTTTATTATGATTAGAAAAACTACAAAATAAACAGTTAAATGGACAATATTGCCATAAGTTAATTGTTATTGATTTATTAATACCTATCATATTTTATTATACTACACAATAAATTAATTAAGATCTAAATATATAATAAAACCCGATGAACTTGATGAACATGAGCTTGATGAACTCATAGTAAAAGTCGGTAATATTTCACTTTTTGAATTATTTTCCATAGTTTTCTTTATATATAATTCTATATTTTGTGCAAAATTATCAAACATATTTACTGTCAATGACTCATCTTGTGTACCAAATAAATCGTCTGGTGTTATAACAGTATTGGCACTCATATAAACGTAGACATTTCGTTGTTCTACTACTTCTGTTGTACCAGATATCGGATCTCCCCATACAGTCATTCTTTTAACTTTACATGAATAAAAAACATTAAGGGCATTATAAATATTAATAAGCAATGATTTAGTAACAGGTGCAGAAGCATTATATAATCCCAATGATGTTAAGTAAGCTGTTAGTTGAGATTTTACTGTCGCCGTTGTAACTATAGCAACTGTATAATTTGTATATGTTCTTGTAATAGATATAGTTACAGGGCCTACCCGGGGCACTGTTATTGTTCCAACATTCATTGCTGAAGATCCCGTCATATCAGCGGCGGATCCAGAAAAAGCATCAATATTATTGCATCTCGCTTTTATATTAGCAACAAATTGAGTGACTAACGCAGATGTAATCATATTATTTATTTCCTTTTATATTTTTTATAAGTTTTAAAAATCCAATAAAAATTGAACTGCTGCTGCTGCTGCTACTTGAACATGATGAACTACATGAACTTGAACTACATGAACTTGAACAACTTGAACAAACCCAATCAGCAGTAGGAGTATTTATTCCTTTAACCCTATCAATTTTACTATCTACAATTGTCTGAAGTATATTAACTATATCTGTATCGTCGATTGCTGTATTATCTTCATTATAATTATAAGATAATGTAGGAAATACAGCACTTGTAGATAAATAAATATATAAGGTTACATCATTTAAACTAGCAGTAAGTCTTACAAGCTTAGTTGATATAAATCCATTAATAATATTCATATAATAGAACATACGTTTTGGCGTAATTATATTTTTTACATCAGCTGATGGATATATATTATTAGAAACTAAATAAGCATCAAATTCTGAAATAACTATATTCTTAGTAATATTTGTAACTTCCGCGCTCATTGCATTTGTATACAAGCTATAACTAAATGTAAATGGAGCTTGTAAATAAAATTGCGCAGTGGCGCCTTTAGGCACCTCTGTAGCAGATGTTGTTGTTGTATGTGATCGTATTATTGATTTTGCTGCAAATGCTGTATTAGGATTATAATTCGCAATATCAACATTAGCCACTCTTAATAATATATAAGAAAGCATTTGATCTAAAAACGCTGGATATGATATTTTAAAGTGCGCAAGATTATTTATGCCGGCAACAGAATAAATATATGATTTTAATGTATTTACACAAAACTTATTATATACAACAAAAGAATAATAAGCTGTTGTTGTGTTTTCTAATAAAAACGTGTTTGTTACATAATTTTCCCATGTACTTGAAGTAATATTATATCTATAAAAAGTTGTTGCTTTACCCATAGCTGGATAAATATAGTTATCAACAATTATAATACCAATATTAGCAACACCAGGCGTAAACGGAACAGTTAAACTATTAATATGTACACCAGCAGAAGAATATTCATCAATAGTAGCTAATAATGGTGCATATAAATAAATGTTTCCATCTGATGACATACAACCTGAATAAAAATCATTTGTCGATCCAGTGGAGACCGTTGAAATATTTCCAATACTATCAACTATTATAATATTTTTATTTGTTTTATCATATAAATATATATTTGAATTATAATATCCAATAATGAATAATTGAGCATATACATAGCCAGTTAAAATACATATAAGATCCCAATTGGCGCCATTTCGTTTAACAAGATTTGGATATGTTAATAATTCACCACTTGAATTATAGCATTGAATAGCATAAAGATCACCATTTGGTGTATACAATGGCGGACTGCCTGCTGCTGGTTGCAATAATGTATGAGCAACAGTGTTTTGCGCCAGCCTTGGAGCAAATAAGTCACATATATATATTCCATCTGTATCATAACTGATAAATTTATAAATTCCATTTATAGTTTTAATAGGATAAAATAATGGATATGTTATAGTATTATTTGTGTTAGATAAAATTATATTAAAGGCTTCACCCATTATATTTTATTATCTCCTCATGCTTTATATTTTTCCAAATTTCTCAACTTCTATCATTGTATATAGAAATCTGGCAAATATATTTTTTAAAATTTTAATTGAACGATCATTATATATTATATAACAATCTTTAAGTGATATATCGAGTGCATATTTATTAATAAGATGTTTAATTGTTAAAAAATCCATTCTCATAAACAAAGCATATATAGTATAAGGAATTGCTACATCTTGTGGTATTTTCCCTTCATTATCTTTATATAATAATGAACTCGATGTGTCAATTGAATATACAAATAATCCTAAATAATATTTAGTGAATTCTTTGATAAAGCTTTTAATATCATCTTGTAAAGCAATTTGAATATCAAAGAATTCTTCTAAGTCAGAGAACCAATTACTTTCTAATGCAAAAAATTCATCAGTAAAAGTGTTATAGCTTTTTAATATATTAAACAAATTAACAATAATATTTTCTTGTAAAATATTTTTATTATTTAAACAATACTGAAACAATTTAATTTTATCTTCTTTTGACCAGTGTTTACATGGAATTATAGCTTCTAAATTATTTAATGTAGCATTGTCAATATTAGAAATATCTCCAATGATTTTTTTTTCTTCATCGGTTAATTGTTTTCGATCGCATTCTGGTTTACTAAAATATTCTATTTTAAAGGTATCTTCTTCAACCATTTTACTTATTTTTTCTAAAACTACTTCTACTGAATCATTTAAATTGAATATCATTTTTATCCCTCGGAATTTTATTATAATTATACTTTAATTAATTATACTGTTAAAGATTAACTTTTAATTATATATTCTGCCATACAGCATATGTAAAACTCCAATCACTCCAAATGGAACCATCATAAGTTCTTTGATAAACAGCTGCAGCATCATTATATAATCTTGCTACCTGAATTTTTTTACCATTATAACTTGTAGTCAATACCAACCAATCAGCATCAGCGTTAACTGGCATATTTGATGTCGTTCCAATAACAGAAGTAAGGTTATAATAACCTACAGGTAAGCTATTAAAATCTGTAAGCGCAGAAACATTCTGTGTTCCTAAATGTTCTGTGTTTAAAATTATGTTTCCTGTGGTTAAATTAATATTACCAGTAGTGATGTTTAGATCACCGCCAAGCATATCTATATGACCACCATTATTAATGCTAAGTTCACCAGTGAGCCATGTATTACCGATAATTCGCGAGTTAATTTTTAAAGTGGTTGTTCCATCTACTTGATCTGTAATTAATAATGAACCGTATGGATTATCCGCTGGATCAAATGGTATATGTTTATGAAACCAATCGTCCAATGAATAAGTTGGATTTCCAGATAATCCAATTGCTTTTGTTGTACGTTCTATATTTAGCCATTTAGCGTTAAAACTTACACGTACAGTTTCTGCAGCTATTGTGTCTGGAAATTTAACACGCCCAGTGTTTAGGTCAACACCAATATAATTATTATATGACCAATTTTGCCAAACTGTTGCATCACTAAAATCAACTCCCATAATATCATATACAAACAATTCATCTGCCTGTGCAACATCAGCATCAATTGCTCTTTCTGGAACCAATAAATTACCATTAGAATTGTAAAAAACAATTACATTTTCATTAAGGTATTCACCAGCTGTAGGCTTATAATAAGTTTTAAATAACTTATCTGTACCAGAAGCATATAATATAGGTCTAATACTATAAGTACCATTTATATAAATATGATAATGGTACCATTCATTGGCCTCCATTTGATTAGACAATAGATTAACATAAAACCAGCTACCCTCTACTAAATCAGCATATGGAACTTCAACCGAACCAAGTTCAGTATCATTATTAGTGTGTAACTTAATTATAAGACTTGTATAATCTGTTCCTTTTAGCTTTAATTGAAACGCTACTCTACTATGTGTAAGAGATTCTGAGAGATTCCAATAAAAAGTAAATCTTATTTTATCCTCTTCTAATTCAGAAACTTCTATTGGAATATTATAATCGTCTGTTCCAGTAATTCTTGAATCACATAATCTTGACACCGGATATTTCTGTTCAAGATCCGCTGGCCATAATGTTAGTCCATCAATGCTTGTAAATTTTAATGTACCAGCCGCTAATAAATCAGTATCTTTAATTAATAACCCCATTTGACTATTGGCAAGTCCATCATAATAAATAGGCGCTTCTTTTCTATATTGTACTACAAATCTATCATAATGATCAGTATATTGTTTTGATACGGCCTCATTCTCACCAACTGGATCTGTCGCTGGCAATATTGGATATGAAGAAAATGTCTTTATACCCGCAATTGTTTGATCACCAGTAATTTTTACGTTCTGAACATCGAGATCATCAACATATTTTTTTCTTGTTGCTTCATTATCAGTTGTTGGACTTAACGCCGGAAGCACAGGAATACTACTTAATGTTTTAATGCCAGCAATTGTTTGATCACCAGTAATTTTTACGTTCTGTGCATCAAGATCATCAACATATTTTTTTCTTGTTGCTTCATTATCAGTTGTTGGACTTGATGCTGGAAGCACAGGAATATGAGTGAAAGTTTTAATACCATCGATTGTTTCATCGGTATCAATTGATACCGCATGTAATGTTGTACGCGCTTCAGCTGGATTTGTATCATCAACAAGTGTAAGCGCATAATCAGTAAATGGTTTCGCTTGAATATTACCAACAGAAGCTCTCACTAAGAATTCATTTAATCCCATATATAATTCTTGAATTGTAGTTCTACTTGCTGTTGCATTTCCAAGCATACTATTTGGACCAGATGAAATCGAAGAATCATCTATTTGTACTTGAAGATTTTCAAGTACGCTTCTAAGAGTCACTATTTTAGATGTGCTACTTTCTGGATCAGTAATATGTAAAATAGATTCTGTGTCTGCTTGTCCAGTAATAACATTATCTTTGGTAAAAGTTAAAAATATATCTAATTGTGTTGGTTCATCATCTGGATGAAACATAATTTTTCCAGACTGCACATCAACATAAACAATACCAGGAGCATTAATATCATATTTACGAGTTAATAAAGTTAATGGGTCCGTATTAAGTGGTCTCGCTGGAGGAGTTATTTGTTCCTCTGGTAATACTGAGTCAAGATTCTTAGCAATAGGTTTCCAATAAGGTGGAAGAAATATTGTTGAGCCAACGGCTGTCTCAGTTGCAACACGTTGTTGTACCACACCAACTTCTTGATTTTCTATGTCTTTTAATTCATAATAACCAGTTTGATAATATTTATGATAAATACCAAAAAATACTGTACCATCATCTGCTACACCTGGATAACTTCCCGCATTTTTATGATAAATACTTGAGAACCATGGAAGTCTATCAACTAAAGCAGGATTTGAACTATTAGCAATTGCTGTTTTAATCGTTGTTCCATATGATGCACCAATGCCAAGTTTTCTTGCTGCTACAATTTTAATAAAATAATATTGATTAATATTTATTCTTAATTTAAATGGAAAAGTAATTAACGCTGCAGTTCCACCATACATTTTGTGTGTTGTTGGATGCGCTTCAGCATATTCAAGCTGATTTACAAGTTGATTATCATTCCATAATGCTCCACCGGCAATTGATATTATTTCTCCATTTGCCGGTATTAAATTTCCACCTACAATATAATTATAATTTGTTGTTCCAAATAAAGTTTCAACAGTATCTATTCCATTACCAGCAACAGATAAGTTATAATTAGCTCCGGAATTTTTTGCTTCTATTTCTACATATCCAGTTGTTCCACCATAAAGATTAATTGTACTTCTGAAACTTGCTTTAGATGAATAAGGAAGTCTTGATGTACCACTATGTCTGTCAGGAAGTGTAACATCTTTTGGATAATACTGTGCAGCATAATCCGCTTGCTCTTCTTCATTAAGAGAATCAAGAAAAGTATCTGTTAAAGCATATCCCACTTTTGCTTCTTCAGAAGATTTTAAAATAATAAATTTAGCTCCAACAACTGGAATTGGATTTAAAAATGTATTTGTTAAAAAGATTTCGGTTGTGCTTGCTCCAACAGATATAGAATTTATTGTAGCAATTTGTCCCTTTCCTTTTCCACTAATAATTAAAATAACATCGTTTTGTACTGGAGAAATTCCAGATATATAAGTTGTATTATTAGTAGTTGTATATTTATAGTCATTTAAAACGTCAGTAATAACAATTCTATGCTTGTTATTAACAATACTAATCGATCCAATTTCAAGTTCGCTATTATTAGCGCTATTAGCATATTTTGGCATAGTAAACACATTAGCCTCAATACCCTCACGTCCAGTATAGGCCGATAACTGTTCAACTAATATGCTTAATGAACGTAATTCAATTGAATCATAAGTAATATAATCGTTATATAATTCATCTACTATATAAGGAAATGTAAATGACGTCGAATCATCTTCATAAATTGCATCAAGATCAACTGGTATAGAAGTTAATACTGCGTGTTCTTGTGTTAATTCATTTGCATCTCCATTAACATTATCATATTTTGCTTGCGCACTTTCTCCATATTCAACATTAAGTGTTTCTCCATTTAAATTAAACAATGGAATATCTTCATGCGTATGTACTGCAAGAGATCCATTCTCGCGTTTATATGGATTAGTATTTGAAAATGTAATAATAGATCTTAGTCCTGACCATGCAAATATTTGGTCTGTTTTTAAAATCCAAGTTCTATCGGAACTTCTTTTATATAATATTGACCAAAGAGGATATGATCCATAAGTATCTGTTAATATTTTATTAGCAGCAATATTATGTCGTGGAGAAACATTAGCACTTGGAGTACCATATTCATATTTTAAATATGGAGTTGTTTTTCCGCCAATTCCGGTTGTATCTCTAAAAACAACAGAAATTAAATCTCGTCTATAATATCCATCAAAAGCAATTTTAGGAACATAAAAAACTCCATCAGCTGGATTCTCTATTGGAGTATCCATTGATCCAGTTCCTTCATTACGAACAAAAAACACACTATCAGAAGTTTCATCTTCTTCGTAAATTTTAATTTTACCTGGGCCTACTTCTATTTTTGCTACAAGGTCTGGATAATCGTTATATATAACATCTCTTATTCCTCCACCTGTAATAGACATGGTAGAATTTATTTTTAATATTTGCGATGAATTACTATTTGAATCAAATACATATAAATTATTTGACTCAAGACTATCAACTTTAATTGTTATAGTAGAAAGATTGCTTAATACTTGTGTATCACTTCCAGTAACAGTAAACGTCCTTCCACTAACTTCTGCAAGCAATTGTGCAAGTGTTTTAACGCCATCTCCAGTAAGTGTAAGTTCAGCTCCACCAGCGACATTTTCAACTATAATAACTTTAGCGTTAAATCCATCTGGTTGACCATGATATTTTGCAGACAATGTATTATTAACTAATTGTGCAATAGTTTTAACACCATCACCAGTTATGGTTTTATTATAAAGAGAACCAGAATTTTTAGCCGTAATAATAACAGAAGTTGAAGTGTTTATTACAACATCAGTACCATTAAGAATATCTATTTCAGCAGTAGCATGAAGTTTTTGATTGTCATCACCTGTTACCGTAATTGTTCCAGCGGTTGGTATTTGTGTACCATTACCTGTTAACGTATAATCATTTCCTATTACTTCATTAATTGTTTTTATGCCATCAAATGTAAGTATTGAAGATCCATTGCCAGCGGTTTTCTTTACTAATGTAATCTGTGTAGAACAACCAGCAGGAGTACCAATATATGTTTGATATACTAAATATACTTTAGGTAATTGTGCTGCAATTTGTTGTGCCAGTGTTAACGCGCTATTTCCATAGAATATAGTATTACCACGCGCTCCAGTTGTATTAATATTTGTATTGTCTGCAGCAATTGTAATTGGAGTTCCAACCTGAGCATCAACAAAACCATCTATGTATACAAATGGTTTACCAGTATAATGTGCGGGTACTGATGGCGTATCAGGAAGATCGAATTTACCATAAAATCCTGCATAAGGTGTAATAGCAGTAGCAGTTACATTAAATGCACAAGAATATTTTCTTAATAAAAGAAATGCTAATCTTATTGCGGCAACAGCCTGTTCAGCTTCTGTGTAGGGAGCATCATTATTATCTGTATGAAGCCATGTAATACCATCACCAGCATCTCTATCGGCAATAAGAAGTTGTAATTCAGCTTCCATAGCCGCAGTAAGAGTACTTCTTGAAAGATCAAACACACCTTCTGAGAATGCCTCATTAGCCGCATCTTTTTTATCGTTTAAAAGATTATCATTATAAATTAAATCTTTTACAATTTGAAAAATACCCGCGGCTGTAACATCATCACCAGGGAACACAGGATGTATAAGAGATTCAATTGTAGTATCTCCACTATATTGAACCTGACTTATTAAATATTCTTCTGTAAGAGTCTTTAATGTAGGAGTACCACTTCCAGTTGGTTTTATATAAACTTGATTTTTTAATTTTGACATTAGTTCTTTAATCCTTATGATAGATAATAGGTATTTATCTTATATTACAACATTTATTAATTTATTGGCGCAAGTATTGTCCATGAAACATAAAAAGCATTACTTTCGTTTTTATCAAATGTTGAAGGTAGAACAACATGACTAAACATATCATCTAATCCATTAAATAAAAACGCTTCTTTATATTTAATCGCGTTGACAGTATCACCAGATGCTAATCCACCGTTACCATAGTTTCCAGACATATTACATGCAAACGTTACAGAATAATCATCAACATAATCAGCTTCACTATCCCTATATTCAGGATTTGAAAGTATGCTGTAATAATCTTTCTGACTTGTCGCTGGTAAATATCTATTTGGAATTTCAGCCATTTGTCCATCCCAAGTTGATGAAGTAAATGCATTATTATATCCAGTTTGTGGTACTATTGAATTTATTACATTATATAATCCAATTTTAAATTTAAAACGTATTTGAGTAAATCGAGCCGTATTAGGATCTATTTCACCAAGTATTAATTTCCATCCTTCAAATCCACTTGAATAACTATATACAAGTCTTGTTTTAGTAGTAATTGATGTTGGTACTGTTTCAAAATTTGCGTCTCGTGTAGCTGGTGTTGTTATCCAAGTACTTTCTGTTCCACTTACGCTTTTAATTTTCGTTGGAACAATTCCATCAGATGCTCTTGTGTATACTGCATTAGCAAATGTAATTGTTTCAACAAGGGTATTTCCATTAAATATTTCAACAATTAACGTTCCATGTGAAGGTGGCTTAGGACATGTAACAATATAAGGACTTGTTACAGCTTGACTATATGGCACATTATATTGCTGAGTTGTTGATCGCGTTACAGTAGAAATAATATTATCATTAGGATTATATCCAGTATTATTCTTTTCATTATTAATTATATCTGACGTTTGAAGTGTTTTTGGTCGTGATGATAATTCATAAAAATCATAATAATCTAATTTATTCGGAGTAATACCTCCGGTCGGATTATGATTACCAAAACGCATTCTTGATATTTTTAAACTATCAGCCGATAAGGTTCCTTTCCATGGACTTGTTCCTTGCGATATTAATCTAATAATATTACTCTTACTTGAATTTACAAGAAGATTATGTGTTTGAAAATCACTAATAAATTGTCCAGTTTTGGCATCATATTCTTTATATCCAAATACTCCACGAAGCGCGCCAGTATCTTCTGCTAATTTAACTGGATTAACTCCTAATTTGTGATGCTTTTTCCATATTGATGAAAAAATATTCATTTTGTACCCTCTTAATTATTTCTTTAATTATATTACTGTTTATACACTTAATGTCATTATATATTCACAAGTCTTTTCACTTATTCCATTATATTTTAAGTTGCTCATCATCGTATTCATTTTAACGGTTTTTGAACCAATTATATTATTATACTCATTTTGAAAAACTTTTATATTAATTGGAATTATTCCTTGAGCTCTAATATTCTCTGCTCCCTTAGGAATCTCTTGCTCTAATAACATATATCCAACATCGTATTCAATTCCAGATGTATCATATTTATATTCTAATGCGCTATCATATAATGTATGTGTTGCAATTCTATCGGAAAATTTAATGAGCTGACTTATTAATAAACTATCCCGCCACGCGTCATTATCTAATTTATTATTTGATATTTTCCATAAATACTCTACACACATTCCACCGCCTGATTGGCTAAAATTTAATACGTCATTTGCGGTTTTATCTCTATGCCAAGTACCACGAACAATATCATTAGTATAATTTAATCCACCTGGATCTGGCGGAAGTTCTCTACCTAAAGCATCTATATCATAATAAGTAAGACTTACAATTACTTTGTATATTTTTATATTAGCTGAAACACCACTATTGTTTTTTATTTTTATTTTAAATTCCGCTAAATCACCTAAAGACTTCCAAGAAATAGTTTTATTAATTAAATTAGTAGCAAAAAAATCAATTGATCCCTTTGAATTTAATCCAGCGATATTTCTTGTTTTAATTGTATACTCTCCATCTGATTTACTACTTGTTGTTAATATTAAATCGCCAGATATTAAATCAGTTTCAAGATAAATTGTATACATTACTCTATTAACTTGAGTATTATAATTTGATAAACTATATGTAAAATCATCATCTAAATCTAATATATTTGATAAAGTAATTTCTGCACTCTCTGTATTATCATTAAGTGTAATATCAGTGTAAGCATCAGGATCTTCATCAATTAAAATATTATTTAAATTATTCCATTCATTGCCGGCATTTTGTGCTGCATTAATAAATGTTTTATTTGTTAATTTATTTGAAGTAATATAATTATAAGGCAAATATCTAATTGTTGATGCATTTTTTTGATCGAAAAATACTGGTCTTATATCATTTATTTTTGTATTATTATCATATCGTGGTAATAACAAATGTAAAGCAGAAATCATTGGCTCTAATGAATTATTAGCAGCTTCATCCCATAATACATAATATTGTTCTTTGGTATCAGCATAATCATTCATATCAAGAACAATAATTTCACTTAAATATTCTATATGAAGTGGCTTAAGAAATTTTAAATAATCTTGAACAATTGATTTTTGTTCGATTGTATATCCACCAAAATTAATTCCTTCTTTTGCAGATAAAAATGGCTTAATAAAATAAGATTTATTACAATATGTTGGATTTTTAGTTTGATCCACCAGAAAACGTGGATCAATTACTTCATTAACATTTGATTGCAATTGTCTTCCGTTAATATCATATTTTGCAAAAGTAGAATTATTAGTACCATCTTCTGTATCGTATGGATTTATTTCTATTAAATTACCTTCTTCATCATACCAAAACTCAAGTAATTCGATATCATATCCAAGCGCACCGAAAAACATTTCATAAGATAATTTTGTTCCTCTTATTTTTAATAAATCAAATAAATTACTTAATAAATCACGATATAATTGCATAGCATTATATTCAGCTAAAGTATTCTCAGTGCTAAAATCGGTTTGAGTAAATCCTTTTGATTGTCCTATAGTATTAACAAATTTACTTTTAGCAAATAAAGGATCAGTAATATCTTTAAGATCTTTATTGTAAGCCCAAAGTATATCATACATTTCAAGACATGCCTTCATTAAACAATCAGCGTAAGTCTCAGAACCAATTGCTTCACTATCTGTTTCAGGAATTAATCTCCAATAATTTTCACGAAACCATGGATCAAATACAACAACTTCAGCGTCACCATAAATCATTTTACCTTCAATTCCAGTTATAGCACCATCACTATCAGTATAATATCCCTTAATTGTTGCTGATCCTTCCCGAATAGCAATTAAATTATATCCAATAATAAAAGTATTATTTCCAATTGTTTCAGTAATTGTTTCTATAAATACATTATCATCCATAGATACTAATTTTAAATTATCATAATTAGTAATAGCTATTGTTTCATTTGTTGTTGGATTAACAATAGTTATTATTGCAGAATATTTTTGAATAGATAATTCCATACGATTTGGAGTAACCTGCGTTGGATCTGACCATACCGCAGGTTCTATTGTTAAATATGGAGTTTTAATTATTGTCATTAAATTACCCTTGCTCTTGTAGTTACCTTAATTTTCATTTGAAATAAATCAGTTAAACCAGTCAATACATCAGAATTCTCTTCTTCAACTGTTTTAATTGCAAGTAACATATCTTCATCAGGAATAAAGAAATATGTATTGTCTGTTAAAGTAGTACCTAAAGTATCATATAATGTTCCATTAGAATAAGCAACATCTTCAAGTCCATAATCTTTAGCTAATTCTTTTAATAATAAAGCACGTAATGCAGTTAAAGTAATTGTGTTTCCTATAGTATGTCCAGCATTTGTATTATTATACCCATATTTACTCAATATAATATTACTTGCTAAATTATACACATTTGTTTCACTATAACCTGGAGCAATTGTTAAAGTTAATGTTCCACCAACTGGAGCATAAGTAATATCTTTAATTAAATGTTCAAGCCCTAATAATTTTGTACTACTATCTCTTAATAACGATAAATATTCTTTCGCTTCTAATGTCGGATTGTATGGATTTGGCGTATATGCTGCCGTTATATATGAATATAATTTTCTTTGATATATAATCTTAATATAACTAAAAGCAGCAAAACCATTTCCATAATACGTAGGCGAAATTTCATCTAATGTCGGTATCTTAAAAGCAAATAATATTTTTTTATTTTCATAAACTGGAGCAACATCAGTATTAACACATCTATCACCAGCAACAGGGACATTAGATAATGTATCTGTTACATCCACACAATTCCATATCGTTCCATAAGTAAATGTAAATTTATTTACTGGGATTTCAACTCCAGCTACAGTTTTATATGCAATTAAATCATATGTTGGAACAGTAGATGGCATTTCAAGAACTATTGTTGCACCATTAGCTAATATTTGAGCGCTATTACCTTGAACAGTAAATGTACATACATCACCAGTGCCAGCATATTGCGCTGTTATTTCTGCTAATAATGTTTGCAATGTTTTTATTCCATTCCCCGTAAGAGTAATTGAATTTCCTCCAGCTTGATTACGAGTAATAATTACTTGTGTCCATCCCGCAGGAGTTCCAGAGTAAGTAACAAAATCTGTAAAATCAATTGGTAAATAGGAATATTTTCCATCTGCACTAAAGGTGTTTTGTGTCCATGAGCTTAAATTATCTGTATCTTTTTCAGAACAATCACTTTCATGAATTGTTTTAAATAAAGTTCCATTTTTATATATTTTCATTGCAGTTATAATTGGATAACTTTGTACATATAATGGAACTTCTACCCCATCTAATAATTTTATTGAAAACAACGATTTAACATCATCAAAATAAACATTAGCATTGGTAGAATCAAATATTGTTCCGGTGCTTGCGATCGCGCCTGGAGTTTTATCATCTGCAACAATTCCATCAAAAGTAAAACTATCTAATAAATTATTATTATTATCATAAGCGTTTATTGAAACAATTGTATTCGGTACAATTTTAATTAATTTTCCCTTAATATCATCTTCAAGTGCAAAAGTAAATATAGGACCAGTTTCACTTCCGGTATTTTGTTCCCATGAAGAATTAAATGCTAATTCGTATTCTTGGTCATTAATTAAACTTGGGTCAATTACAGTTTTAATTTCTCCAGATGAATGATAATATGTACTTCCTTGTGGAATAAATACTTTTTCTGTTCCATATGGAGGATAATAAACACCCTCAGCAATACTTAGCATATTATATAAATTAGTTGTTTCTGCGGTACTCTGGTCGTGACTTAATATCTCTATCTTGGATGCTTTTCCAGTTCTTGGCGAACTTAACCTTATTTTTGTATTTCCATCTGTATCAGTTACAACAGTAAAATAAGTATAATATGTATATTGTGAGAAATAAGTATTAGCTCCCGTTCCAGCAGTTAATATTAATGTTTGCATCTGTGCTTGAAAATTATCTACTATATCTTCAATAGATACAGATACTCCAGGATTAATACTTAATACAAAAGTATAATCCATATCATCTAATTTAAATTTGATTTTATCATTTAATCCATTCTGAATATATAATGCAGTAAAAGAAGCAGTATCAATTACAGCATGATCTGTACTTAAATTAGATAATATTATTTTTAAATTAGGATAATTACCGCTCCAACTAATTTGATCTACTAAATCACCTTCATAATCCCATGCTGTCAACGATAATGAATTACTTAATGGTTTAATTATTTCAAGTGTATGAATAAAATCATAACCATTATCAATATCCGCGGTTGCAAATGTGTGTGCAGTTTCTAATGTAACTGCAGAATCATTAGTTCCTTTAACACTTAAAAAATCATTAATATCAATAAATAATCTATTAACATATGAACTAAATGTTTCATCTGTTTCATATATTACTGGAGTCCAATCTTTAAACGATCTTTTAGGAACTATATAATGATAACAATGTAAAATAGGCACATTACTATCAATATACTTTGGCGTTTCTATTTCGTGTTTAACAATCGATTTATATAATATATTCTTTGCATCATCAACAAGAATTGCAGTACCTTCTCTTCCTGCTCTTAATGGCGCATATACTTTAGCTTCAGCAGTTGTTTCTGCATTTTCACCACCATAAGCAGCAAAAGGATTTGAAAATACTACCTGAAAATTAGTATCTCCATATCTTTCAAGTTCAGTACTATAATTTACTCTATTAGCTGGAATATTAGTATTTGCTCCCCCACCAGTACGGCAAAATACTACAATAGAACCACCAACATGATTTTGATTTTCATCTGTTGTACTTGCTGTAAAAGCTCCACCAAAATCAGCAGATCCAAATATAATTTCAGCTCCACCATTTACAGTATATTTAACTATATAATGAGGAACTCCATTTGGAAATATTAATTGCGAACTTGCTTCTACATAAGGACTTGTCACAAAAGAAGTGGTTTTAATTAATTTAACATAAATACCAGATACTGATCTATAATATACTTCAATTGATCCATCAATTATATCAGTGTATGATAATTCTATTTTTAAATGTTCAAGATCATATTGAGTAATTGTAGTTGTTGCTGTTTGAGTTTCTCCTGCATATGCAGTTACTCTAAAAGTATTTCCGGCATATGTAGTAGGTTCAATTATTACGCTTTCAAGATAATTATAATTACCATTACTATCTTTAGGAATAACTTCAAATACAAGTGATGATCCTTTAATATCTGTAGTATATATTTTAAAATTACGATCTAATACAATTGTTTGAGATATTAATCCATTTTGTATTTTACCAACTAATTCAACCGATGATGTTTTATTCTGTATTGGTGTAACCTTCATTTGATTAAGATTAGCATATACAGCTTTATCAGAAAAACATTCAGATAAAAAGTTTTCACGAATATTTTTATTATTTGCATTAGCTATTTTTTCAAATAAATAAACAAACGTTTGAATAACAAATTGACTGGCATCTTGATATTGTTCTGAAACCCATATATCTTGCCAACCAGGCATGTTCTTCATTCTCGTCATAATTTCTGTAGCAACTGTATCTCTATCAAAATTAATAAGATTAGGTGCTTCTATTGATGATAATGGTTTTAATGACATTTTTAATTATCTCCGGTAGCTTTACTATTTATTACTACTGTTTTTATATTATTACCGCCTAAATTATATTCCATGGATATAGATAAAAGATCGGCGGCAGATTTTTCTGGAGTCGATATAGTTACTCCCAGACTCGTTAATGTTAATCCAGTCTCATATGCACGAACCAACATTTTAATTTCAGTTAATATTGAATTGCATGTTGCTCCATTGGATTTTAAATAAAAGTATTCCAATACTCTTGAACCTTCATCTAAATATCCATACATAGAATTTATTGGAGTTTTAATAAGTCTTTCAAGACGAGCAGATGCAGTTTCTTGTGCATTGCCAAGTTTAAAAAAACCATTCTTAATTATAAATCCTTTCACTTAAATATCCAATTTAATAATTTTCCAGTAGCCTTTCCAATATCAGAAGAACTACCTAACTCAGTCGCCAATTCGCTTTGTGATAATAATGGATCTTGAAAACTCTCTTTATATAATGTACCAATATCTTTTGTAGTTCTTTCGTCTAAATCAAGTGGCCATCCATAACAAAATAAAAATCCACCATAATAATATTTATCAGTAGCTTTCCAATTAGATATTGTCGAATTTGAATATAAAGCTTCTCTATTTTTTTCGTCACTTATAGCTTGATCATATGCTTTCTTAGAAACTTCTACATTCCGCTGCGCCGTAGCAATTAAACCATCTATATTAATTAAAGCATTCTCAATAGGAAGACAAAGATTATTAGTAATTAAAGGATTTCTATAATTATAATTATCTTTTAATATTAAATAACCTATCTCATTATCCGTCCAATCACCAATAACTACACCATCAACGCTATATGGCACACTCTCTTTATAATATATTAAGCAACCACTTAAATAGTTACTCCATCCTTCTTCAATTATAATATTTATTTCTTCATTTTTTTCACTTAAATCAGCAGTTTGACTAATTATTAAATTATTTATTACAGTAGTAATATTTTGCTTTGATATTTCATTAGTTAATATCGTTTTTAATATATTATATCTACTCTGCATCATAATATTATTTATACTAAAATTATCCCATAAAGTCTGATTATTGGTAATTTGAATTTCTTTGGCAGCAATTGCAGCATTAGTATCAGCAATGTCATCAGGTATTTCAGCTAATCTTCTTACACACCACCAATATCCATTTGTTCCAGTAAATAAATCCGTAAACGCGGTTTCATCCCATGGTGCTGGTGTTGTTGGTAATCCACCACTTTCTGGATAATCATCAGCATCAATCATATAAGCATAATTATTATATGCATATATTTGTGCGTGAAGATTATTTTTTAATGTAGTAACTGTAACAATTTCTTCATTTAATATTGTAATATTATTATTTAAATTAGTTAAATCAAGATTTAAACTTATTTTATTATTCTTATATATCTCAGCTTGACTACCTGAATAATCAGGATTATTATCATTTTTTAAATCAATAAAAATTTGATTGGCGGTAATTAATTGCGATGTATAAGGAGCTTCAGTAATTGCTTCTTGTACCCAAGTTAAATTATTAAAATTATAATCATAAGTATTATGTGTATCTGTTTGTAATTGAGTAATTGCATTTATTTGTAAATTATAACTACTTAATTGTCCTTCATAATCATTAATATCAGGTTGAGTTGGATCATTATGTTTAGCTATTAATGCATCTCGTGCTGTTACTAATTCCGCAATTGTTTGAGTGTATCCATTAATAAATACGCCACTGATTGTTTGTCCGTTGTTAGCGTTTTCCCATTCAGTTGTTAAATTAGTTTTTTGTATAGCAAGACCATCAATATCATTAAGTGTATCAATAATATCTTGTTTTAATTTATTCTGAGTTAATATTTGATTATTCCAACTAATTTCAGCTTCTTTTAGTGCATCTTGTTTATTAAATAAATCAGCTAATGTAACATAATTATACCATCTTTGTACAATGCTTTTTATTGCGGTCATATTCGTTTTTCTTTTCTGCATATCAGCTAATTCATTTAAATAATCATCATATTCATCTTTTAAATTATTTATATTTGTTGTAGCTTTATTTTTTCTTTGTGTTTCCATTAATGCAGCATAAGTAGAATTAGTATCGCCGAAATCCACTGCATTTCTAAGACCAGTAACTATTCCAGCTAATCCTTCTTTTGTATCAAACGAAAGAATTCTAAGTCCAGTAATATTTAATATTGCTTCAAGTAATCTAATTAAATTTTCAATTGTTTCAATAATATTTAATAATCTGGATATTTGTTCTTCAAGGTCTGTAAGTCTACTGTTTAATGTATCAATTAATCCGCCAACGCCTGGAGTTTCTTGATTAATTATCGAATTACACATATTTAATAATAATTGTAATTTATCAAAATATGGAGCAAATAAAGTATATAAATTAATTCCATAAAAATTAGGATCTTTACCTTGTACACGTATTGTTGAATTTACTTTAGTTAATTCAGTTCTCATTTTATCTAAAGCTGGATCCATTGAATCTAAATATTTATTTAATGATTTAGCTCCAGTAGTAATTAATTCATTACCATTATTTGTAATATTAATTATTGATTTTAATGCATCTAATTGTTTTGCATCTGTAATTAAATCCCCTAATAATAATTTTAAATTAAGAATTAAATTAACTGTTTGTCCTATATCTGGAACACAAAAAGCAATAACATATACTTTAACGTAGGCTTCATTACCGAAGTCTGGTCTTCCTGATTGAAGTATTGTGGGCATATCTAATCCAAATACTTTATTAGTATGACCTGTTGTTGTTACTTTTAAATTATTATTTTTATCTCTATAACTTGTTCCGCCAAAAGAAGCTGGAGCATAAGCATAAGCAATTTCATTACTTGGTACATCATTAATATCTTGAAATGCTGATACTATTGTTTCTATAAATTCATAATATGTTTCGCGTTTATAACTTTTATCAACAGCATTAAGAATATCAAGTATAGTATTCCCGGCTGCTACTGTTTTAGTAGAATTTTCTTCTGTTGTTCCGTTTGCAAACCATGGACCTGCAGCAATTATAGCATTATAATCTTTATTAATTGCAGCTTCTAAGTCTGCATTATTTATCCAATGGTAAGAAATAAGATCAAGACCATAAACGCCAGTAGATTTGACATCATTTAATATTGTTTGTAATTGATTTATTATTTGACTTAAGAATGTATAAATAATATTTTTTACAGTTTTTTCAAATATAGAAATAATATTTAATACTGCTTTAGCCGATTGAATTAATGTCTGAAGACGTATTAGCATTCTCTCAGTTGTTTTAAGAGTTTTCTTAGTAGCTTTAAGTGCTTTAGTTACTTCAGAATTGTTTGCAATAAAAGAAAAAGGAGCGAAGGTTTCCCATTTCGGCTCCTTATCAGAAGTAGAAGTATTAGAGTTATTAGTTAAAATACCGTCTCGTGGTGTAGCAACTACTGTACTTGCTAATTGTGCTGTTTTAGTTTGATCGGCCATTTGGTGTTTGTCCTGTTATTATATGAAGTCTTTCAGTCGCTTCTTTTATTATAGTTTGAGCTTCTTCTGAATTATTAGCTTTATTTAAATTTTCTAATATTGTCTTTTCTAATTCCATAGTTTCAGCTGTATTAGCTAAATTAATAAAATCATTTTTAATATTTTCTAAGCTTGATATTTTGGCATTAACTATTGTTGTTAATGCCGCTTTCATATTTTCCAGTAAATCTTTTAATTCGAGTACTTGTTCCATTATATTATTTCCTTAAACCCAATTGTTCTCGAATGTGTCGTACAGTTTTAAACGGTAACTGTAATTCTTTATGTGTTGTCATAATAGATTTTCCTTCATAAAAACATTTACTGATTTGATTGATAATATCTTGTGAAACTTTATTACTTGCACGACGTTTGATTCCGGTTTGTTTTGTTAATGTATACTTGGTACCATCTAATAATTGTTTTTTAATTGGATCATTGCGCATTCTTTTTCGCCATATTTTTAAATGTTGTTCTGATATGTTAAAATATTCTGCAATTTCTTTTCTGCTTTTACCTTCTTTTGCTAACTCAAAGTGTTTATCCCAATCAATATTAATTTCAATCCATCGAGAACTTTTAGATCCTGAAAGATCTGGCATAACTCTTAATAAATTTCTGGCACTTGCCGCATCTTTATTATATTGTTTTAATAATTGTTTAATATTATTATCTTCTTCACTTAATCGTTTTCTATATTCTCGAATTTGAGATTCTTTACATTGGAAATATTCAGCTAATTGTTTTCGTGTATATCCAAGCTTACAAAGAGATAAAAATTTTTCTTTATCAATAATAATTTCTTTATAAGCACCACCAATTCCTAAGTCTTTTGAAACATTATTGTAACCATTATTAAAACTATCATAATATGCAATCCATTTTTCTTCTTTTAAATGGAGTTGCTTTTTTAATAAAGTTTTTTGATCTGCTTCAACTACTTCTATTATTTCCCAAACAAAATCTTCTTCATTATATTTATTAAGAGCATTTTGAAATTTGCATTTTTTTATATAAGCATTTTTATAATGCTCTTTTTGTCGCTCATATAATGGTCGTATAGTTTCGCCTATATAGACTTTATTATTAATCTTATTTGTTACTTTATAAATTATACCTTTCATGTAATTACCTCTATTGTTATATTACATGATGTGTCTTTTTTTAGGTCATAAGCATCAAGGATATAAATTAACCAGTACATATACTTCCTTGTAATATTACTCCAGTAATTGGACAAGCTGGAAGTGAACAAAATGGTCCAGGGCCAGGTACAACAACCTTTGGTCCCGCATCGATCATTTTAACTGCTTTTAAATCCATCATCATACTTTCAAATTTAATCATAGCTTGTGCAATTATATCTGCTTTAATTGTATTAAGTTTCATTGATACTAAAGCATCTAATGTCATTGTAGTATTTGCCGTAATTGACGTAGACATTAAGGACTTCATTGCAATATTAGTCATTGCGGTTATTTTAATATCACCAGTTCTGTTTGTTTGTATATAAGCTCCAGCACCAGAAGCTAATTCAGCTCCCATTTTAGTATACATACCGGTTATTTCAACAAATGATTGTGTTCCTACTGTTGTAAATCCATTTGTTAATTTAATTGCATGTAATGGTGAAAGAGCTCTTACTGTAATATTTCCAACACCAACGCTATAATCCATATTGCCTTGTAATACTTCAATACTTGCTGCAGTTGTTCCGAGATTACTTGCAATTGGTGAACTAATTTTTACATTAAATGCTGATCCCTGAATTACTGTGGGCCCGGCGCCGCTATCCATTACTAATTTTGATGTTTTTACATGAAACATATTAGATGGAGTTTCTTCTGTTGAATTCCCCCCGAATATTATATTACCGTTTGATTTTACTATTATATCATGATTACTTCTTACTAATAAAGGCGCATTTGTATATAATTCGCTTAAGCGAGGACTAAGAACAAATTTACTATTTACTTCTTGATCTCTTGTTATTTGTACTGAAAAATTTTCATTATCTATAGTTAAATTATTAATTGTGTTTCCAACTTTAAAACTATTGGTTGTCATTAATAATTCATTTGTTTTAGCTTTTATAGAAATATTAGCTTCAGATGCAATTATTTGATAATTACCAGAATTGCTTATTAATCCCTTTGCGCCATCAGGTAATTTACTTTCAAATTTTTCACTTGTAGCTTCTTCTGAACTATCAGAAAATCTATTGGTTGTAGTTCCCATCCAATATCCATTTCTGAAATCGCTATCTTGTCCATCAAGAAACAATACAAGGCCGCGAGCATTAATAGATGGAATTTTTCCTAATACTCGTACTGGTATATCTGATCCTGGGTAATCATTTGTTGTCCAATGTTCTAATCTGACTCCAATTTGTCCGCCAGCGTTACCCACAGAAGTAACAGTGCCAGGAATAATTGATGGAGCACCTTTAAAGCGAATTCCTTCATGCATTATATCAATCCTATTTTTTTCAGTCTATCAATTGTAACATATTTAATTGTAGTATTCATTGTATATTCACGAATACCATTTTCAAAGCCATTTAATACATCCAATATCCAGTTCAGATCGGGAATATTCCATAATCTGTCCGCAACTTTATCTGGGCGATAATGTTCATCGCTTTCAACAGTTGTGGTATATACAATATCATCTCCAAAAATTTCTTCAGGAGTAGGAAAATAACTGATTCCAGCGAATTGTATTCCTTTTTTATTATCTACTGCAAGTAATGAATAATCGTGTAGTTGCAACGCATTTCTCCTTTATTATACTATTTCGATTTTAAAATTGTGTATTCCATGGATTGTTTGAAGAACTTCCTTCAGTCCATGTACTATCCAATTTCTCATAAGCAAATATTTCAGAACCATTTTTACCATTAGTTCTTACGCCATCCCAAGTAGTATATATGCCAGCTTGACTAAATGTTTGATACATTGGATAATTTACCCGCGTATTTAGCGTTATTTTTCTCATCCTTGGTAATCCTGATACCGTATCAAAAGGCGCAGTACTTTCAACAGAAACGTTCTTAACTACTATAGGAATGTTTTTATATATATTTCCTATATTAAATAATAATTTCATAGGAGGAGCATATCTTCCGTCATATTGAGGATACACAAGCGACTGTAATCTTTTTACATACATCTCAATATTCTCAAGAGTCCAATGTGTTGATGCTCCTGCGTTCTGTAATGCTTCAGCATAATAAATCATTACTATAGTAATATCTTGTCCACCTGAATTACCATAAACCACAGGTGGTTCAAATCTTCCCATTATATCACCAATATCTTTCCAATCAGCACCTTTATCCCAATTTGGAATTGTATCAAGATATTGAAATGGAATAGCTAAATCAGTTACTTTAAATTTTTTTAATCTTTTCTTAAATGAATTATCCCAATCAAGAATTTTTAATCCCCACTTAGAACTATCCGCTGGAACTGATTTTCCTGTAACATGATAATCAGAATCCCAATTGTTAGTTAATTCGTTATCAAAATCTAATGTTACCATTATTGATCTCCCCAAATTGCGCTCATGAATCCTTGATTTCTTAAATAGAATGTTATATAATCTTGTGATTGACCACTTGATTTTTTCTCTGTATTATCCGCAATCTTCTTGGTATTATTTGCGGTTGCTCCAGCAAAAATTAAACTTGCTCTTCTGTCGGCTTCTTCTTTGGCTTTTTGTTTTGCAGCCAATTCTTCTTTAGCTTTATTATCATCAATAACTTGTTTATTTGCCGCAATATATCTTGCATCCATTGCATTAATAGAAGCTTTATATTCTTCAAAACGTTTCATTGCTTTTTTCTGTGTTTCACTACCAGGTTTTAAAGCGTTGATTTCAGCTTGAATTGCAGCATAAGAAGATTTATCTATAGAACGTTTCCCTTCTTCTCCTATAGTTTTAAATTTTTCAAGTTTCTGAATTCTTCCAAGAGCATTATACTCTTCTTCTGTTAAAGATGATTCAAATAGTTTATGACCAGCAATAGATATTCTACCAAGTTGTTTAGCAATCCAATCAAACATATCATCAATACCAGTGCCAATTGTATGTCCCAATGAAGTAAAAGAATTTTTAATTCTAACAGCAATATATGGCATTTGATCTTCCATACCAAAAGATTTACCTATTTTCGCCATTGCGGTTACAATACCATCAAATATACCACCAGTATTTTTCATTTGTTCTTTACGCAATTGTTCAGATTTTTCCATTAATATTTTATGTCTCTTCTTTTCATCTTTAGTTAATGAATCATAACGCCAAGTTAATTGATCTAATTCCATATTCACTCTTTTTTGTTCTTCGGCTTTTTCACGAGTCCAAGAATTTTGTTTACGATACATTAATCTTTCTTGATGTATTTGTAACTCTTTAATTTCCCATTTATTTAACTGTATTTTTCCTGCATGAAGATCAGCAAGTTTTTTATTGGTTTTTTCAAGATCATCCGCTTCTTCACCAAAGAAATTCCAATATCCAATAGATTCACTGGCTTTTGATGATCCACCAACATCAGATAAATAATTTTCTTTTTCTTGTTGATTATATTTTTTCTGCCACTCTGGTGACGCATTCTTTCTTATTTCTTTACTATTTTTTGAAGCTAATCCTTGTTGAACTGTAATATCATCAGCACTAACTATTCCTAATGTTAATGCGCTAATTAATCCCTTTGCTGCTCCTTTCATATAAACAGCACCTTGTGCTTCAGCATCTTTTTCAGTATACTGGCCGGATTGTTTTAGTCTGTCGTTTTCTGTTGCTGCACCATGTACTACATCTGCAGCTGCAAGAATAGCTGTTAATACTCCAGAAGCTTTTCCGATTTTAGCAATAGACATTCCCTCTTCCATCAACTTACCAGTGCCGGGAATTTTACTTACTAATTTTCCACCAATACCACCAATAGCACCCTCAGCTTTGCCAACAGCACCTTTAGCTCCTTTACCTTTACCTTTACCTTTTAATATATCAAGCCAAGTTGTTGGATCAGTAAGCTCAGGTCCTTTTGCTTCTCTTACTGGAAGAGAACCAGGATGACGTTTAAAGAAACTATACATAAATCCTTGTTGTAGCTGTTGTCTAAGAGCGTTTGCTTTTGACCATGCCATATATAATCCCAATCCAGTTGCTATAGAACTTAATATTGGATTATGAAAGAACGCGGTTGCAATTGCTTTAAAAACATTTCCATTAAGTAATTCAGTTAACGGCGGAACTACAGCATCTGATATATAAGAAAATACTGAAGAAGTGATGTCAATTAATTTAGAAAATATTGGAACGGCTTTTGTAGTAATTTGATCTATAATTTTAAATACACTACTTGCCATTTTACCAAACAGATCAGCAAGTTTTCCCGCTATTATAAAGAAATCTGCATAATGTTTATTTACAAAATCCATAATAGGCATAAGAGCTTTCATCTTAAGAAACATAAAAGCATCATCGAAACGCGCTTGATCTGCTTTCGCTTTCTCTTGTTTCTTTTTATTAGCTTCTTCATCTTTTGTTTTTGCTTTATAATCCAGCATTAACTGTTGTATTTCAGAACCAGTAGATTTTGCCATCTTCTGGGCAATCTCAAGGGGAAGTCCAAGAGATTTACTAAACTGAAGTCTTGCCATAGGATTCTTAAGCGCAGTAATTTGACGTGACAATGCTGGAATGTTTGTCATTAATTTATCGATAAACATTTCTTGTCCGTTATCTGCTGTCATCATATCCATTGTTTCACCATAAGATATTCCAAGACGAGCAAACAGATTCATATTCTCATTCATCTTCTCTGGATCTAATATATTTTGGAAGAAGTTTCCTGCGGTTTGTACAGATATACCCATTTTCTTAAATGCAGCAGTTCCAGCTCCAATTCCTTTTGTCATTCCCGCCATGCTTTTATCAACATCGTCAAAGAACATAGCAATTTTAGTTAATGCACTTTGGGTTGTTTTCATTACTTCTTCGATTTGATTATTAGTAAAACCAAATCCATCGCCAAGTGCCATAAGTGATGAAGTCATTTGTTTTGTGGTTTTAAGAGAAACAGCATACATTTGATTAAGACCCACGGTAAATTCAACAAATGTTTCAGAACTTATACCAGTAGCGTTTGATAAATTAGTTACCCAAGTTGCCATATCTGCAAAATGTTTATTAGCTACAGGAAGACCACGAGCGCCAAGAGAATTCATTACGCCTTGTATCTGACTAAGAGAACCAGAACTTTGCCCCCACACTTTAGTCATTGTAGCTACAGCTTGCGATGTGTCTCCAGTAGCATCTGAAAGACTTCTAAAATTATTATGCCAACCAATAATTGCTTGATTAAAACTATGAGCTTGATGTATGAGTGCACCAATACCAATAGTAATTCCAAGAGGACCAAACAATTTATTTGCAATACTATTAACGCCATTCATGCTTTGTTTAATAGCATTCATAGCTTTAACGTTTTGTTTAGCCATATCTTCGGAACCTTTATTAACCTTATTGGTTACTTTGTCCCATTCTTTGGTTATATCTCGTCCTGTTTTTGCAGCACCAGTCGCCAACCGCTTTATGTTTCTTTCTGCGGTTGTAACATCGGATTGGACTTTGACTTTTACTACGAAATCATCACTCATTAATTACTCTCTTTTTCTAAAGAATTATATAATTATTTTAATGTTTTATTTTTTTCTTTAACTATTTTTATTTACCATTCTATCATTATTATATATTCCTTGATACATACTATCTGCCACTTCAGAACTGGTTGTACTATCTCGCATTATTTCCATTTCTGTTAAAAAATTACCAGCACTAATTTTCTGAGTACATGAATTAATTCTATATAATCCAGTAAATATCGATGTACTTCCATCATTATTTATTACTTTAACAAATATATATTTTTGTGCATCATTATATTTAAATGAAGGATCAGCAATGACGGTCATTTTAGCTTTAATATTTAATACTTCAGTCATCATTCTATTTCTAAATTGCTGAAGAGATTTTTTTGCCGCTAATACTTCTGGCACACTTCCATTATTTGATACTTTCTTTTCGAAATCCATATTAAATGTAACTGGATATGCACCAACACGCTCTTTAATTATAGAATTACTTTCTAACTGTTTTAATTGATTCACTAAATCTTGAAGTTCTACAATATTTTTCTTTTTAGTTTCTTCTGATATTGTCTTACTTGTTGTTAAAGCTGATTGTATCTTTAAAAATTGCTCAGTTAATTCTTGTCTTGACTTAATATCTTTATCAGTATATTCAGCCATTCCCTCTTTATATTTTAATGGTATCATATTTTGTGATACAGCTGTTTGTGCGGTCCAAAAATCAAATTCCGGTTCAAATGATAATATATCCATAAAATTAACATCCCAACAAGATGGATAACCTGGATTCCATTGCTCATTTGCCGCAGCTTCTGGTGATAATGCTGCTCTAAAGGAAAATGCTTGTAATATACTCGACTCTCCATGAGCTGGATCATAAAAACCACCGCCTGGCATTTGATCTTTAATTAAAAATAACCATTGCTTCATTTTCGCTGTATTTATTGAAGCATTTGCTTTAGCTAAATGTTTATCAATAATTTCTTCAGTTTTTTGCAAAGAAGATGTATTAATTTTTGAACTTGCTTTTAATAATTTCTGCATTAATTTTAATTGTTCAACTGCGCCTTTACTTGTAGTTATCATTGAATTACTTTGTATTGCTGCTGGCACTTTAGTATATTCTTTTGATCCTTTACTTACTTGTGCACTTCCCATCATTGTTGCAGTTACATTGTCGCCATCAGTAGGTTTAAAATTAAATTTCTGACATACCATTAATGTGTGTAAAAAATCAATCCATGGCGTACTTGGATTAATAGAATATTCTGAAATCTTTTTACACCATTGTTCTTTTTGTGCTCTTGTAAAAAATTGCGATTTACCTTCTAATATTGTATCGTAATATCCCTGCGGTAGTATATTACTTTGTGACAACATTGGAATATAAAGCACTTCTAATTCTCCTGGATTTTTAGCTTGATATGCTTTAACCGCTCTAAAGAAAATTTCAAGAATATATATTTCTGCAACCAATGGATGTATTTCCCAATCGAGAACAAAAGAAGTTAATTTATTTAAAAAATTAGTCCAATCTTGAAAATTGTTAGGTTGCTTTTTATCTTTCTTATATTCTTCGGTTAATTGTATAATTCTATCATAAGAACCACTGGTATTATCTTTATTTTTAAATAAAGCATCATTTAATTGTTGAGCAATAGAATCTTTAACTAATGTAGAAGATGATGGAAGTTTCGCTTCTGCTATTTTCTTTCCATTATTACTTACTAAATTATTATTAGTAATTTTTCCAAGTGCCTGTTTTAATAATGTAGCTACACTAATTGTTGTTGCAGTTTCGTTATTAATTGCGGTTGATTTAACAATTCCCTTTGCAATACTGTCTGCATCATTAGTACCAAAATATTGTTTAGCTTTAGTTAATAAATATGGTTTAGTTAATATTGTTTCTACTTTAGGTATTTGTGCAGATATTTTAAATATTTTAGCAACTGAATCCATAAAATTATGGAGATCCTCAAGTTTATCAGATCCAGCCATCATTTCTAAATAAAACCAAGTACCAAAACGCAAAATAAATTCTTTCGGCGTTTTATTATTTTTATTATATGTATTCCAAAAATTAAACATATTTAAAAATACATTATTAACTCCTAATGGTAATAATGGATATTTAATTTTAAATTCTCTAAATGGAGTCCACCATGTAAATGGTGGTACTAAATTAGCATTAGCTCTTAAATGAAACGTACAATTAATTGTTCCATCCATATTAAATTTAACTTCAGGTTTTTCAAGCACAAATAAAACAGTATTAGTAAAACAAACAATTGAATTATTTCCAAGTCTCGAATATCGTTCTTCCATTGCTTCTGGAACATACCATCCATAAGTTACTTCAATCATGATATTAGCGCTGTCTGGATTTATTTCGCCGCCAAGAGCATAAGATAATGTTTGAAAACGAAGTACCATTGCTTCAATTAAACTTGCATCCACATCAACGACTTCAAGTGTTGCCTTTTGTCCTGCATCTCCTTGATCTCCAAACACATTATAAGTAAATGATTTAATATAATTGTGCGTTGGTAATGGATCAGGATTATTTAAGGTTGGCTGAACAGTGCTATTAAATAAATCATATTTTTCTACACCAGAATGAAAACTTGTGCTACTTTCTTTTGCTAAATATATAGAGGCATGTATTCTTGGAGTTAATTCTTCAAGTAAAAAAACTGGTTTAAAATATCTTGGGGGCTTATTAAATGTATTTTTAGCTTCTTGTATTTCACTAAATACAGCCGCGGCAGTTTTTTTCGCATTAAAAGCTGTTTGAGTATTTGAATTAGCTTCGGTAATAGCTTTAGCCGCAACAGTACCATTAGCTTCTGCTTGTATTTTATTATAATTATCAATATAACTTTGATACTTATCAATTTGTTCATTTAATTGTAAATCGGTATCATTTGTGGCCATTAATAATATCCTCCAATTTCTGGATCATTTCCTGTATTAACTTTTGCTTCTTTATTTATTTCTTTCTTTACTTCTTTTTTCACTATAGGTGCTTTGGTTTCCACAACCGTTGCTGGCGTTTTTGCTGCAGTTCCAGCAACCGCTAATGATTTTTCAACAGCTTTCATTTTAACACCACGACCAGTATATGTATTTAATAATTTAACAAATAAATCTCTTCCAGCTGCACTATATAATGCTGGATTATTTTGTGCTAAATCCAAATCAGTAAAACTATCTGGAGAATTAAATCCATAATTAATTAATGAAGCTTGAGGTATATGTGCTTTAAAATAAGTTCTATAACTTAATGCTACTTCTTTTGGAAGATATGTTCTGAATATTCGGTATAATGTAGCTCCATCCCATTTTTTTGCTGCTGGCACTTTAGATAATCTTGCAATAATATTTGCTAATTTAGTTCTTCCGATTGTTCCTATTTCTCTTGCACCCAAATTTAAAGCATGTACTTTAGGTCCACTTCCTGCATAAAGAATAAAAGCATAAACTTTACGATTCTTTACCCATCTGGAATATGTAATAGAATAAATTGCCGCCGTTCTTAACAACATAAATCATATCTCCATATAAATCCATTGGCTGTTTTTCTGTTACCGTTTGCACAATCTAAAATATGATTACCCCGTTTAACACATTGAATATGTTTTTCAGCTTCATGAATATTTTTAAATTTTTGTATAAACTCATTGTTTAAAGAATATTGATATAGGGGCTTGTAATTGTGTGGTTTTAATTTTTTTAATTTTTTATAACTCCACAAAAAACCACCAGATGATAAATATAAATTTCGTTTATTAGCAACAGAACTTATATGTTTAGCACCTGTAATATTCTTTGCCTCAGTTAAACTTTGAAATTCTTTTATAAATTCGCCATCTAATGAATATTGATAAACTGGTTTAATTTTATTTTTTGTTGAATGTCTACTTTCTAATATATTATATCCCTTATTATGATCCGTAGAATTAAATAACTTTATATAATATTCTTCTTTTTCGTGTAATTCTTTAATATCATTGGTGGTATAAATTGATTTAATAGAAAAATTTTCAATTCCATATTTTCTCATAGCCTTAATAATTTTCATAGTTGTTGGTCTTTTTGATCTTGCAAAACTTTTATGACCATTCCAACGCACCGATAATGGCGTAATAGTTTCCCCAATATATTTCTTACTGTTAATAGTATTTTCAATTAAATAAACTGTATACATAATTATTCCTTTATATTTATTTTCTCTTGTTATTATATTACCGTTTAAATATAAAAAAAGACCCATAATAGGGTCTTTATTATTTTAATAATATTTATAATTAATTAATCGCCATAATTATATAAATATTCCAGTAATTGTCGTACCTGAATATTATTTAATCCATATTTTTTGCCTCGTCTTAATACATATTCTATAGCATCTTCATCAAATTTACCAATTAACATTTGTACTAAGTTTTTAGCCTCTTCAAGTGGATTTTGTTTTAAAACATCCATAGACGACTCGAATGCTTGTTCTACTTTACTTATTTCTTGCTTAAATTGTATATCAGCATCCGATGGCTGAACTGGCTGTCTATGAGTGGCTTCCCATCTGTCATGGTCTTCTTTGCCTTTCCAATAGGCATTTCCTTCTTGTTTATCATAATCCTTATAAGGATTTGTTTCTGCTTCTGTATATACTTTATCTAAATATTCTTGTAATTTACTCATGATTGTTTTCTCGCTCTAATTGTTTTGTTATAACATCCCAATGATCTCTTATATAATCCTCAATTTCTTCCCAATTTTCTGGTACTTCATCATCCCATACTATTTCAGATACATTAGAAAATGCAAAGTCTCGACCACCACTAACATCACCTATAATTATTTCTCCATCAAAGACATCACCATATAAATCATCATAAGTAACAAAGTATTTTTTATTAGTACCTCTGCGCCCAGTGCCAACAACGTCAGAATAAAAATCAAATTGTTGCATTGAAAGAAGTTTGTGTCCTTCAGTATATAATCGGTTGATGTATAGCTGAAGAGAAATTTTGAGCCCTTCAGAAGTAGTCTCAGAGAGTTCTCCTTTATTCTCGTATTCTTTCTTCCAGATCCACTTATCTTTCTCTGGGGTGTTTTTCTTAGTTTTATATTTATTTCGTTTAGCAAATATCATTTTTCGCTGTTTTTCAGAACGGCTCGGCATAAGTATATCCTCCGTTATTGAATAATTCTTTTTCTGTAATTATATTGAATTTTAAATTATTAATTCTGCAATATTCCATTGCAGCTTCTAAATATTTATTAAATTCACTCATTTTATTTACCTATTAATTATTATATTTATTATTCCAGAATGCTTTAAAAATATTTGAATTCTTTTGGCGCCAATATTATTATTAATTTCTTTAATTACATTTTTCATTGCACGCATATTATTGTGCATCCAATTATAATATTTCTGTTCAATATTCATATCTATAGTAATATTATTATCTTCACGATCTTTAATTATATTGCGAATTAATCCAGTTAAATAATGTACACATTCAATAGTGTCAGTCATATGTGCCATTTCAAGATAATCATTAAATCTTTTTATATTCATAATTCGTTTATTCTCTTCTCAAGTTCTTTAATATTATCATCCCATATCCATTGTAAATCAATAGGAGTATTTTTGGTAGTTTTATATTGACTTC